ACTGCGACAACACGGAATAATAGGTGTTGTCGGAGATAATCAGGTCCGTTTTGTCGGTCCCGCGTTGCAGTTGCAGGGTAAGGTCAAGCATATCGGCATAGATCGTGGCCGTTGCAGCCCCGCCTGTTGCCTTGCGCTTGTTGTCCCACCAAGTTGCCGTGGTGGAATTGATCCCGCCCACAGTGGCCCCTGCCGCCGATGAAATCAGCAGACTTAGCCCGCCAAATTCCTTGCCCGCCGAGCCAGTCCCATCTGAATATGCGCTTTCGTGCATTTTGTTGGCGATGGTTCGTTCTGCATTTTCGATACGGGATTTCATCATCGAAATGATTTGCTCCCGCCCGTCATTTTGCAGCATTTCAAGGCCGGAAATGGAAACGCCACAGGCGTATTGCTTCCACGGGTATTCCGATGAGGTCAGCACTTCTTGACCGGCGACATTGAGCGATTCACGACCCGAATAGAATTGGAAATTCGCGTTTTCGCCATAGCTGATCGGACAGCTAATGGTGCGGCCACCACCGACAAGCCGGATGCGGCCCTTACGGCGGAGTTGCAGCATGAAGGCGTTGTTTTTCGTGGTCGCGTCTGCGATCTTCGGTCGGCGGTGACGGAGGGTCGCCGTGACCATCTCTAGCATGTCCGGGTTGGCCATGTTTTTCTCCTAGCGATCCCCGCCGCCTTATTTAGGTGCCTGACATTTGCTTTCGCAAGAAGTCCTCAAGCCCCATATCGGCGTCTTCATTGGCGGGTTGATGTTGGGCGCCTTGGCCCGGTCCATCTATGATTTTATTGCTGGCTGCTTTGGCCTTCGCCGTCGCAGCCGCGTCTCTTTGGACCTCTTTTCGCACATCGCTATTGGTCTGTGCGGCAATTTTTGCAGCGACCAGCCGTTCAATAGCCGCCTCTTTGGTTGCGGGGTGCGCCAATTCCGCCTGTTCGTATGCGCTAATCAGCCCCTCGCGGGTAACAGGAACGCCCGTCCGTTGAAGCTCAGCCTGAACGATGCTGGTGATGATCGGCTGAAGTGTCTCAAAATGTGGCCGAACCAGATTGCCTGTTGTGTCAGTTTCCGAAATTACGCTGATCACGTCTTGGCGCGCACGTTCCTCGGGAGTATCAGGCCCGAATTCTGTTGCTTGCGATTGCTGTGATGCCTTGAGGGCTTTGACTTCGTCCATCAACTCGCGCTCACGGTCCGAGATAAATGGGTCGTCCTCATCATCATCGGCGCCGGGCGAATTTTCCGCAATCTTGTATCCCATCGTGTTGGCGGCTTTTTCCAGCACGGCCTTAGCCTGATCGGCGTTGCCGCCGGTTGTTTGGTTGACGACCCACGCCAAATAGCCCGCCGGATCGCGTTGGGCATAGTCGTTGATCTGCACGAGGCGGTTAATGGCATCCTTTGGTGTCGTCCCGAGACGCTCAAGTTCGGCTTCGCGGCCCTTGAATGGCGCCAGAATATCTTGGTATGCCGTGCGCTCGGCATTCAGCTTTGTCTGGACATTCTCGGGGAGTTTCCCGATAGCCTCGGCATAGGCATCGTCAGTCAGTTCGGCCAGCGGCTCCTTCGCCTTATCTTCATCGCCATCTTTTTGAGCATCGTCGTCGTTTGGTTTATCCAAGTCTTTCGCGGCTTCTTCGGTCGCGTCAGGGTCTTTGGCTTTTTGCTCATCGTCACTGGCTTCCGCTTTGTCTTTCGGTTTTGTCGGCGGGGTTGGCTTTGATCCACGGTCACGCGCCTCTTGGATGCGCTTTACGCCTTCTTCTTCATCGACTGCATCGCGGGTCTCAATCGCAGCATCATCGAGCGGCGCGTCAAAACCGCCATCATCGTCCAGATCACCTTCATCGTCGCCAATCTTTTCAAATTCATCGCGCAATTTTGCGGTCAGATCGTCGTCGCCGCTTTCGGGGAAGCTTGTTTCGTTATCTTTGCCCATGATTATGGCTCCTTCTTTGGGTTAATTGTCGGCCTTGGAATACGACAAGGCATTCATTCCGGCATTTGCCGCCTGTTCAAGGCTGGTTCGCATCAGGGCGCGCTGTCGCTTTGCGTCGCCCGGCGCTGTGCGTAGGCGACATGCTGCATCTACTGCGGCCAGCATCTTACCGCCCAAATCGTCTATTGTAGACGCCAAGCGGGATGCGGATTCGCTTTCATATTCACGCGGGGGTAGGATACTCATTCAATGACCTCAAAATCTGTTGCAATCTTTTCTTCATCTTTGACCTTGTGGTTCGCCTCTTCAATCATCACAGGCGGGGGCCTATTTAACGGGTCTTCCTCCATTGCGCGCTTTATGTCGTTGACCAGATCGCGCTCATATTCCCGAGAATTGAAGTCCTGTTTATGTGTGCCGGCTGTCTCGTCAAAGGTTTCAAACTCCACCAGATTATTGCGCTTCATAAATTCCCGCTGCTCGACACGACTGCCAATGATGTGATCGCCCTCTTTGTGAGGCTCAATGTCGCTGATAATCCTCGGGGCAGATAGGCGTTGCGGCGGGCGCCAATTTGCGGCGCGGCAGTTATCGGGCCAAGGTCGGCTTAGGCTATGCCAGCCACCACATATCTTGCAATGACGCTTTGCCCCACCCTTATCTTCCCAAATATCGTCACGCGGTCCGAATATGGCCGCGTGACGTTCTGCGCTTATTCCAGAGGTTAGGCTCATCAGTCCCCCAGCGGGTTTTCGTGACTGCCACCGGCAGGATCAAGGGTTTCATCGGCAGGGGAATACCGCTCTTTGAACGCGGAGTCGCTTGCCATAAAAACAACACCATTTTCGTTAATGATGATCCAATCGCCAATCTCAATGTCTGCCGACATGAGTGTGGTTTTCAGAACGAAACGGTTGTTCTTCTTAAAGATGAACTTGGCAAAGCATGTTTTGCCAGACTGGCTTACCCAATCTGCAATCGCCGGATATGACGCCTCCCCAATGAATTGGCGCGCCTCGGCTTTCTGCGGGCGGCTGATGAATTTACTCATCACTTGCGCCCCGTCAGTTTGCGCCCGCCGTTTACATCATCGCCGATGAACGCGCCCGGAGCATACGTCAGCGCCTCGGCCACGGCATAGGAGCCGTCAGGATTGCGCTGTTGTGTCGTGATCTGCACGATGCACCCGCCCGGCACAGTCATTGCCTTGGTGGACTTCATCCAGCCCTCGGCCTCGCTCGACGCCTTGCAGAGAAGTTGAAACATATCACCGTTGCCGACAACCTGAATGTCTTTGACGTTTTTCCGTGCGCCGGAGATTGTGCTGTTGTGCAGGGTTTTCATGGTTTGGACAGGTTTGGCGGCGACAAACGTCTCCCCGAAATCAGGCTTGATCGGCTTGCTAACATCATCATAGGTTTTGGCGAAAATATCAGGCTTGCAGGGGTAAAACTCGCCATTTACGCCCTTGATAATCATATCGCCGACGCTGGCCTTGTGGTTGCCTTCAAGAGTCGGGATAATCAGTGCCTTGCCTTTTTTCTTGGCGGCGCCGTCTGTGAAGTTGTTCACAGCGTCAAAATTCTCTCCGTCCCATTTAAGGGCCTCGATCACGACTGGCTTCTTACGATATTGCATTTTCATGCTCCTCTTTGGGTTAATTTGACTTTGGTTGCCCTGTCATGGCATCGGCGATCATCTTGGCCCCCGTCATGCTCATGTTGTGGCTGTTACTGGCAGCAATCTTGGCCTTTTCGCTTTCGGCCTTGATCTCTGCGATCTTAATATCCACCTCGGCACGGATTTTAGCAACCGCAATGGACGCATCCTCTGGTTTCTTAGTGTCAATCGTGTCGGGCAGAGCCGACAACATTCCCTCAAGTGTGCGCGATTTAGGAAATCCGCGCACGGCGAACATCAGCAATTCTTTGATCACGCTCATTTTCATAACGCCCGACTGCGCCAGCGGGAACAAGTCAGCCGCCATTTTATTAAATGCTTGCAGGAATTCGATCCGCTGCTTTTTGTCCTCCTCTTGATCTTGCAGAATTGTCCCGTCAGTCTCGATAGACAGCGAGAATTTGCGGGTCATATCATCACGCAATGTCGCGTGAACGCGCTCCCAAGAGGTTTGTTCAAAGAACGGAATGCTTGGCTCCGGCGGCGGTTGCTGCCCTGCTTGCTGGGCCGCTTGTGCTGTTGCTGCCCATTGTTGCTTTGCTCCATCAGCGCGCGCATTCATCTCTTGCAATTGGGCATCGGTCATCGGGATCTGCAAATTCGTAATCTCGGCAATGGTTTTGGTGTCAAAATGCTCTACGGCGACCTCGACCATGATCCTGATTGTATCCCGAGCAAACGATTGCATCTTGCTTTGCCTGTCGCGCAGCCGAATATTTGCATAATTCCCTTTGATCTTTTGTGCCCCGAGCGTTTCATTCGGGTTTGACTGGCCGCGAATAATATCTGATATTCCGCTGACCTCATAAAGCGCCTGTTTGGCTTGCTCACGCATGGTAATCAGCGCTTGCGCGGCTTTGATAAATTGATCAAGCGGCAGCCATTGGATAATCCCAGCGGCGCCACCTTTTTCAAGGAATCCAACCCACTCCTCAATCGGGATCAGGCGGTTTTTATCGCCCCGTAACATTTGCTCCATCTCGGCGACCATCTTGCCGGGGTATGCCCCAGACAGGCTAATTGCCTTGAGGATTGTTGCGAGCTTTTTGGTGGCAATGTCGATTTCTTCGGCCCGCGCCCTGTAAAACGCGATATCTGGGCGCGGCGTCAGCATCCCGTTTTTAGTCACAGATAGCAGAGGTTTCGTGCAGTTGAAAAAACCTTCCAGCCCAAGAGGGTCCGGGGTATCATCCAGAATATCATCCCGAAAATGTGGCGACCACCAGATCACCGTTTTATTCTCTTTGTCCCATATCTCGTAGACGATGCACTGGTCATTCGCGCTCACGCTCTTTGTGTTGGACGTGTCTGCGTCCTTGTCAGGCTCCCAGCCCGCCATATCGTCACCGCTATCACGATCCCCTTTGAGGCCGTTGATAGGATAGGTCATTTTGTCTGATATTTTCTGCTGATCGCCTTCTTTGTCAAACCGCTTTGCGATCTGTTTTTTTGTCATGGGGGTTTCAAATCCTACCCATGTTGTTTCGTCCCATGTGTTTGCGGCGCTGAACATAACACGCGACCACGGCCAATGCCGCACATTGACTGTCTCGCTGGCCTTTACCTCATGTTCAAATGGCTGGCCGGTGGCAGAGTCAATAATAGGCTGGCCTGTTTGCGGGTCCAGCACAGGCTTTTTTTCAAATTTGGCCGAATACATGACGCGCGATGTGCCGCGTCCGGGGATTAGCCAATCATCCCGCGCCATTTCCATTGCGGGCTGAAACCCCGTGGTATCAATCAGATACTCCGCCAATCGCTGTGTGGCCAGCGCGGCAATTCGGTCTGTCGGGTCTTTCTCGTTCGCCCCGTCACCCGAGAATCTACGCCTGACAATCGGGTCTGGCACCTCAGAAAAAACAAGAGGCTTCAACACCTCGATATTGGCGTGAATAATATTGGTTTGGTCTTCTTCCTTTTGATATTCTGGCGACGTGTATTCCTTGTTTTCCTCGCCAAAGTAGGACTTTTCTGCGTCACGGCCCTCTTTGCGGAATCGGCTTTCTGCTGTCAGAGACGCTTTGATTTGTTCTTGCCAATATGTCCATCGCTCAGACGGGCCTTCTTTATCGGCATCGGCATAGTCCTCGATGTCTGTTTGGTCTGTCGGCTCGTCGTATTCGACGGGTTTACCGCCCCCGAGGGAGTATTCACCGTGATTTTTAGCGTGAGCCATAGGTTATCTTTCCTCTTCGCTTCGAAGGAATAACTCATAAAGGCTTTCGGTTCGCGTCATTTTTTTGTCTTTCCTTTTTGTGCCGGACACAATATCGGCCAGCATCCGCGCAAACAGGGTCGCAGTGTCCACCATGTCGTCATGCTTACCGGCAGGGAATGATAACAGCTCCGTCTTAAATCGGTCCGTCATTGGGTGGCCGAGGGGAAGGTAAAATTTGCCCATTGACGCCATGCCCAAAAGGCCCTGCGCGCGTTGCTCTTTGCTGGTAGCGCTGCCATATTGCTTCCTGTGGACAAATATGCCTTCATCTCGCATCTGACGCACAAGGAACGGCCCGACGCCCTTGATTATCTGGCCTTGTTCCTCGCCCGCCATGAGCGGCTTCCACGCCTTCGCCAGTCTTAAAAATTGGTTTATCCATTCATCCGATAGCGTTCTGCCGCGCCACATATCGAGCATATAGATGTTAAATTCCGAATCCACGCCCCACACGGTATGCACTGTGTAATCAGGGTCACTGCTGCCCGCCTCTGCCGTGACCGCGTAATCAGATGTCATGTAAATCGTCAGACTGCCAAGGTCGATCTGGGCTGGGTCATACATTTTGATATGCTCGGAGCGGAAAAACAACCCGTTTTCGGGCGATGGGCGCCCTTGATAGAGTGCCGACCAGATATATCCACCCCGACGCTCGACCGACCCCCACGCTTTTTCGCCCCACATATCCGGCCATAGCCACTCGCCGGATTTGCGCCCAATGGGGTCGTTTTCCTCAGCCCTTGCGGGGATATTGAGGACATACCACGCCTCGCCGGTCTCCCTGTCCTTTGTCCATCCCGACTCGCCGTTGTAATCCTCGGGCAATATCCGCCCTGCAATGTCGTCCTCATTCCAGCGGGTGCCGATCATCAGTTGCTTGCGGCGCCCCTGCAATCGAGTGAGTAGGTCGGCCTTGTATGTTTCCCACGCCTCATCGCGCATATGTGCCGACAGGGCCATTTTGCGGCCCTTGATCAGGTCGTCCATAATCAGCCACTCAGCGGGATTGCCGTGTGTACTGCCGCCCATCAATCCAAAGCCGTTGTATTCGCCGCCCGCTGTTGTCGCCCACTGCGATTTCGCTTGGCTATCGGATGCGAGGGTAGTGGAAAAAGGATATTGGGGCGATTTAAGATAATTCCTGACGCTCTTGCCGATCTTTTCCGCGAATTTCTGCGTATGAACGCCCGACATTAGATTGATCCGAGGGTATTTGCCGATCAGCCATGACGGGGCCAGCATCGAGCATGTAGTTGATTTCCCCATCCGAGGCGGGAGCGATACCATTGCGCGGTCTATCTTGTCGTCGTCCATCGCTTGGATAAGCTGGCAAAGTTTTTTATGGTGCGGCTGGGGGATAAATCCTGTCATACGGCGGTAATACATTTCAAAATTGTCCTGCGCCCGCCGTTTATCTAGGCCGCGCAGCAATTCTAATTCTCTCATCTCTGTTGGCGTAAATGGTCTCATGTCACGATCTATGCGAGGAAAATGTTGACACGGCAATAATTATTATATAATAGGTATTATACATTACAACAAAGGGGACCAAAATGACAAACAAAACAATCGAATTGGTGTTGGATCACAAAACCACTGAGGAAAAATGGGCAGACGACGAGTATTTCGGCGCAGCGGTTATCCGTGCCGCTCGGCGCGCCACTGGCATGAAATACGTAACGGGGGCCGTAATCGGGGATAGCTTTTGCCCCGATGGGTATTTTGTCACGATCACGGCGCGGGCAACAAAACAGGGGTGCCGCGCGGTGTTGGCATCGGGAACTGTATACCTGAACCGATAATTTGGGCGGCGGCTTGGACTGACAATCTATAAATAAAGAAAAGGCCCGGTCGCAAGATACGCCGGGCCGATTGTTTTTCCAAGGGGTTAAGTTAGCCCGCGAATTGGGCGACCCCGAGATAGGCCCGAGATTTCACCATTGCGAGAAGTTCGAAAACCCGCGCGCCGTTTGCCGCCGCATTGGGGTCATAGGTGCCGCGAACATCGCCAGTTGTCGCCGTGGCGGTCGCTGTTGCCCCACCCACTACGGTTCCGGCGGTTGCCGCCGCCCCGTCTTGGATTTCGCCGACGACATGCACACCGGACTCCACAAACAGCGGGATGCCCAGAACATCGCCGGTCCCGACCGTCAGGCCGGTAATGTTTGCCGACGAGGAAATGTCAGTCACGGTTGCGAATGCTTTTTTACCTGCCAGAGAAGTGCCAGAGGCCGACGCCTCAACAACCACATTGCCCTCGGAGTCGGTGCCTGTAATTGTCAGCGTTGCTGTCCCTGTCCATGCGGCAACCACATTGCGGGGAATGTCTGCCGATCCGGCAAGCGCCGCTGCTGCCAATGCTCCGGCGGCTGTGGCGTCAACCGAGAACACGCCCGCCGATGTCAGGTTTTGGGAAGCCACATATCCGTTGGGGTCTGCGGTCACGGGGGCGCCGAGATAGATTTGCACGGGGAAAATGTCCACCGCGTCAACGCCTGACGCCACACCATCGTCGTTTTGGTCATAACCGGCAAGATCAAGGATAAGATTGAGCGTTGTCCCGGACTTGAAAGTTCGGTCGCCGTTGTTGACCACCGTGATATTGCTCGGGCCAAAAGTGATTGTGATATGGCCGAGCCGTGAGGACAATTCCGAAAAATCGCGCCCTGTAATTTTGTGATCGCCGTTGACGCCGTAGCTGGCGGCGCTGCGCCCGGATGGATAGGTGAATGTTTGCGTGTCACTGGTTGACGTTACCGCCAGCGATACGGTTTCCACTGATGCGTCGGGGTTCATAAACATGATATTTCCTTTGTTTTCGCCTCGTTTTGCGAAGTTGCATGGCAACAATTAGCATGGACAGGTCTTTATTCGCGGCAAAAGAAGCGGCGCCACGAAAGCGAAAGCCCCGAGAAACCCGTTTAAGGGCGATCCCGAGGCTTTCTACCGAGTGAGAGGACCAACTCTCGTATCCACCCCATCCCATACAACAACAACAAGAAGGAGGAACGGCTTATTATTACCCCAATCCATGCCTGTCGCGCAACACTTTTATTTCCTTTCGCAGATCCTCAGCGGCCATATCGTCGATCACCTGCCCGTCAATCACGTCTCCCTGCACGGTATTGAGCGTTTGGGGGACAGGAGAATGAATAATCTGGGGTATTGCATCCCCATATAGGTCGGCAAACCGCTTTTTTGCCAACAGCGTGTAAATTGTGGCGTCCGGCTTTCCTCGGTCCTCGCCGAGGCTTTTTCCTCGGGCTACGGACACCAGTTCGCCGGTAAAAGCTGACCTAAGTTTTGTCATTGCCGAGTAATAGGCATCTGCGAATGCCGGGAATGTCTGTATCCAGCCGAGCATGACCATCTCATTTACGCCAATCGCGTCGGCCCATTGCTCAGGGAATTGCATATCCTCTGCCATTTTGATTATTTGGTCGCAAAAATACGGTTCATAATACGGGTCAGCGGCCTCAAGCACCTCAATACTGACGTTTGGTTGCGGCGGTGTTGGCTGAATATCGTCGGTCACGACAGCACCCCCTGCCCCTTATCTGTGACTGTGGGCTTTTTGGCGTCCGTTACCAGTCCTGCCTCTATCAGACTTTTGAGCATATCCTTGCCCTCCTGCTCCGATCTTGTTGGCATTATATCACGGATTGCTCTGAGCGCGCTCATTTTATATGGCAGGTCTTGGATTGCCCGAATTGCGAGAAATGCTTGCACGGCTATCTCGCCTGTTGCGACGGCGCGAGGAATTGCGCGGGTCGGGGCGTCTGTTCTGGACGCGAAATATTGGTATAGATCGGCATCCACCCGCTTTTGGCTCAATCTGATTGTCTGATACTCCGAGGCAAGGTTTGCATAGTCTCCGAGGCGCTGGACATGCGGAAACGTCATGCGGTCAATCGCCATGACGCCTATGTGATACAGGCAGGTATCCCCACGGTCCGCCAGAAACAGCCAGTCCCGAAAATGGTCAATCGTATAGGCGACATAATCTGGTTGCCAATGGAGGTGCGGTTTCTTCATCCGTCACCGTCCAAAACTCGACCACGCACGTTCCTTTTCCTACGTCCCATGATCGCTCCTGACTACTGCCCCACAGCCACTTATCATCCGGCGTCACCCCCATTGTGTGCAAAATGTCATGCAGCGATTTTGTGCGGTTGTCTGCATCTGCCTTATCCTCGGCTGGCCAGTATATTCTGGTCCTATACCAGCCGGGGCCGAGAGGTTGAAACACCTTTTTGGCGCGGTCGATATTGATTATGATCCCCGCCTCGGTAAACCACGCCTTGTTTCCCGGGCTTTTCCGGCGGCTCTTGCCCATGCCGACATGCAGCGCGTTGGTGCTGGGCGGCAGGGGGAGCGTGAGTATTTGTGTCACGACCACCCCAACTCGTCAGCCTTCCAATCAGGCACATATACCGTCACATAATCGCCGGTGTCGGTTGCTTCTACGGCGGCATCGGTCATTTTTCCGAACAAAGTGAACGGCACCCACCCTGAAACACCGTCCACCTCGATCAGCGCCGCCCAATCTGATTTCCGCTTCACCATTGCCTCTAATTTGACGTAATCAATCACGGGCCATTTGCTCCTTATTGTAAAATCGTCCATCGGGAGACAGAACTTCGCGCTTCTGGTCCAGCGTCAGGTGGCACATGCACGGCATAATTTCCGTAATTGCGCGCACCCTCGGCCCGGAGCCGCCGTTGAGCCGCATCCGCAGGACGCCATTGACCTTTGCCGCATCAGGGCGCGTGTTTGCGGTGCGGGGTCGCCAGCGTCCGGCGAAATCAACTTCCTCGTAATATATCATCCTGCATCCTTGAGGTTTTTTGCTTCGGCGATCCGCATCCGCAGCGATGTGATCATTTTTTGTTGCTTCGTGTGCGTCGGCCGACCGTCGAAAAGATCACGAAAGCGCTGACGGCAATCGTCGAGCGACTTATCGAGCGACTTGGCCACGGCCTTTAGGCCCTTTCCCCGCGTCAGACCGGCGACAAGCACCAAGTCAAGTTCGTCCGTCCACCCATCAGGCGCGGCCTCTGGCTCGTCTGGTTCCGGTTCCGGTGTCGTGTGCTTGAATTCTGCGGTTGCATCTGTTGAGCAATCCGCATCCTCTGCCGCCGAGGCATCCTGTTTTTTAATCGCAGTGATTTTGGCGCGTGTGGCGTGTAGTGGGCGGTCCAGCGCCGACGCAATGTCGCGCGCCGTTGATCCGAGGCCGATCATATCGCGCGCCAGCGCACATTCCTCATCCGACCACGGGTCGGTAACGTATTCAGGTTCATCGGCTTCATCGGGTTCCGGCTTAGGATCAGGGTCATCGTCAAACATTTCAGGGCATGGTTTCAACACGTCCGGCTCGGGTGGCCGTTTGTTGTTCCAATAAGGCAATGGCGCGGTGCTGACATTGTGTTCGCCTTTACCGCTGTCGGACACGGCTGGCTCGTCTGTTGGCTCGTCGGCGGAATCCTCTTGTTCCGGCCTGATTATCGCAAGCGCTTGTTCGACCAGCATTTGCGTCACCTTCAGACGATTTATCTCAAGGTCAATCATTAGGTAGGTGTTTTGCAATTTCTTGACGATCATTAGAATTCTCCTCTTTCTTCCTTTACCTTGGATACATACTCAAGAGCCTCGGATTTCCTGTTCATCCACGCATAAAAATGCTCCATCGAGCCATTATCAGCGCCGATCCAGTCGGTTAAATTGGTCCCGGCCTCAGATAGGATGGATACATATTCGCACAATGCGGCAACGTGGCCATTATCAGCGCCTAATTTCGTTTCCGCCTCAGCCAGTTTTTTATTTGCTGTAGCGAGGATTTCCCGAGCCTCCGTGACCTTTTGTTCGGCCAAAATGCGTACTGTCTCGACCTCCATCGCATCAAGCCCCAAGGTCGGAAGTATGTCGGCTCGATAGTATTTAACCTCACCCTCAATCTTAGGCTCACACGACCACGACATTTCCCAATCAAATGTGGCCCAAATCACATTAGGCATATCGTCGGGGTTGTTTTTCCATTTAGGCATCACGGGTCTACTCATTAGGTGTCTCCGTGATAAAACCAATAACGGCAAATTCATAAAATGCCGTTACGAATAGCAATACAAACCTCGCAGCGGCGCTCGTTGCCCCTAAATTTATTGGCCACGATATATCCCAGAAAAGAAACGCCGTTACTACATACAGGACAGCTTGCGCGAATATAAATCCCATCCTCGCGCCGGGGATTTTTCCATCCATTTTTTTCATCTTATCCTCCGAAAAGTTCAATTTGTTCTTGGGCCTGAGTTTCTGCTGTTGGCTCCCAAATCCACGGGCCGCAAGCCGTGGGCATTGGCGAGAGTGCGCCACGCATACGCAGCACATAGCGGGACCACTCCATTCCCGAGCAATCGCAAAGCGCGTGACCGCTGGGCCATCCCATGAGCCATTCGACGAACCTTTGATTGAGCCTCCGCTTCCGCCATGTCTCCGCGCGCAACCATCTCCGCAAAGTTGTCTGCGGCACGTTTAACATCGCTGAGTGAAACAGCCGGCGCGAAATCAGGCGTGTCTCGCATGATCGAGGCCCAAGCGGTTTCGTCTGCTGGCCATGGCGGGAAAATTCCAATTCCGCCGCGTCCGGTATCTGGCTTGTCTTTCGGTAGTGACGTAGCCTCATCCCCTTGCTGCGAACCCCCTTGTAATCCCTCGTTGCTGGCGTCGGCCATGTTGCTGCCACCGTCTGAATATCCGGCGCACCTTGCTGGTTTCCGCCCGTCCCGTTCGCCATCTGTGCGCGCGGCGTCGGCCAGTTTCTTTCCGCCTCCCCCGATAGACTCGTCCCGCCCGTCTGTCCTGCTGTTGGGTTTTCGGCTGTCTGGCTGCCCGTCTTGACTGTTGCGGTAGGCCACACAGAACCACCGTAGGCGCTGGTGCGGCGCACCGACTTCTGACGCTGAGAAAAGGCCAGCCGAAGGCGTGAAGCCCATATCTCGTAACTCTCGCAACACGGCTTCAGATCCAAGACTGACGTGTCCTGAGACATTTTCGAGGAAAACCCATCGCGGCTCAATTTCGCGGATAATGCGGGCGATTTGAGGCCAGAGATGGCGAGGGTCGTCTTTGCCCTTTCGTCTCCCGGCTTGGCTGAAGGGTTGGCATGGGTATCCGGCGAGGATGGTGTCGATCGCTCCTCGATAGGGCTGACCGTCAAATGTGGTGACATCATCCCAGATAGGGGCCGGATCAAAGTATCCGGCGCGCTGGGCTGCGATAATTGCCGATCTTGGGTATTCTTCCCATTCGGCGAAGCATCTGGTGTGAAAGTCTGGCTCCGCGAGCATAAGGCCCATATCAAGGCCACCGGCTCCGGCGCAGAGTGACAATCCATTTCTGGGACGTAGCACCACATTACCCATCCCCCATCACCGCCGCTTCAAACGCGGCCATGCTGTTTTGGTGGTCGTTAAACTGACCGGCGATGCGCGCCTTGTCGATCCTCACGGCAATCTCGGACAGCGGCACGGTCTCCATCCACTCGCGCAGTTTGGCGGTATGCTCGGCCCGCGCCCAGAAAAACACCCCCCGAGGGTGTCCATCCACGTCGATCCCCGCTGATTTGAGCAAATCATAGGCGCTCACGTCCAGCACACGCTTGGGATTAGCGGCAGGGGCTGGTGGCGGGGATACAGGGGATACATCTGCCGTGACGATCTTGTCTACACGTCCGTCAGGATGCACAAAATGGGCCTCACCTTCCGGCACAGCCTCATCCTCGGTGATTGGCATTCCAGAGACATTTAGGCTCAATCTGTCCCGCCTCATTCTTTTTTCGACGCTGGAAGCAAACTTATCAAGATGAACCGGAGCCGCAGCACGGACCGGCTCAATCACGGCATTGTCGCCGTGCATGTATCCGCCGTCATACCACACGTAAACGTCGATCCCGCCACGACGCACCCGCTTGATCTTGCGCGCGTTTATCAGTATCGGCTCAATGCCCTGCGTCCATTTACGCTGCCCGAGGCCCATTGATCCGGCAATGTAGCTGCTCGGCTCGCAGGGGATACCCTCGTTGTCGTGGATCGCCATAAGGTCCACCATCATCGACAGGACGCCACGGGCTTCCCAAGGCAGACCGCTGCCTAAATTCAAGGCATTTCTCGCGTTACGCGTGTATTTATCCATTCCGAAACCCCTATCGGTAGACGTATAAATCGGACTTATCAGTCTTTTAGGTCTGATATAACCTGAACTTACTTCAATTTTATCTCCGAGTAAACCCGGAGATAACATCTCGATATGTTGTGACTTAAATCGGATATAACCCTGACTTAATCTTACATGCGGCACTATACCATCATCGCACATCGTTTTTAGGTCACGATATTTCAGGCGTAGAAGCTTTGCCGCCTCTTTGAGCGTGAATGTCGTCAAATCAGATTGCCCTGTTTTTTATTGGCGTCCCGATAGAGCCTCCTGAACGCGATTTCACCGTGGCCCCGTCGCCAATAATCATCACCAACCCCCCATATTGCGAGATAAACGCCCGCGACGGGCATGGTCGGTGGCTCAAGCACCTGATTACGCGAAAACCGTGAGCCGACAGTGGGCGCGCCATGTGGCCACCGCCGACAGCAGGTTCCCAAACGGTGCTGCCTATTTCCCTAATGCGGTCGTCCTCAACGTCCAAAAATGCGTGAGTTGCATCGGCTGGCGTTGGGTCATAATCGAGTGGATCACGGGTTTCCTCGGGCTTCACGTGGTCAGGCAGATCACCGAATGCCTCGGCCTGTCTCGGGTCGGGATCTGTGTGTTTTTTTATCGCTTTGAACAGACTTTTGCCGGATTGGGTCATAAATTGCCCTCTAACACCCTCTCAGACGCCGAAATACGCCCGCTGACGGCGATTAGAGCCTCTAGGGTGGGGGAATACTCCGAGGCGTACTTGCCGCCCTTCCTGACAGTGAGACGGCGATACAGCGCGACCTTACCGTCAATGTCAGCGGCGGGGAATGTTTCCGACCACAGGCGGACGCGCAATTTCACGGTTTTGCCATCGGCGCTGATGATTGTTCGCGGTTTTCTCATTTGAATGATTTCATTTTCGGGAAACTTTTTTCAATGAGATTTTTTATGCGCTGTTTTTCCGCCTCGGTCGGTGGCTGGCGTTCAGGATCATTCTCCGGCGCGGGTTTTTGTTTTAATAAATCTCTGCCACGGTTAGCGATGATGCGTTTTTTGATGTGGCCCTCGTTTGGGCATTTGTCGGGACGCTCGATTGTGAAATCAACGATAGCCCGGTCAATTTCTTCGATTGAATAATCCAGCAATGCCGCTATCCAGTCGGCACGAAGCAAGGTTTTAATTTCCTCCGACATTTTGTCCCAGCCGAAGCGATCGTGCTTGCGAGACGTGATTTCGAGCCTAAGTCCGACCGCGTCGCCGTGAGATTGCAATTGCTGTGGCGTGAGAATTTTGGTCAACAAAGGCGTCTGTTGCCAATCTTGCCGATTGATCATTGGTGAGTTTTCTACCATTTTTTTTCTCCACTTGGTTTGGGTATTCGTCCATCCATCTTTTTTGGGTCAAATATGTCGATGCGTGTATCGCTGACGCCTGTTGATTTTGCATCCTCCATCTGGCGAACCATGCCCCCGCAAATTTGATTGCGAGGCCACGGTCCTCTGGTGTTAATTTCCGCCATGCTTTTTGAGCGGATTGCTTTGAAATTTTGCTTGGCCAAATTGTCCAAAAATCCGAAAATGGACAAGAGTTAGGTTTACCTAACTCCTCTTTATATACCTCTAACTCTAACTGGCATCGCTGGGGCATATGCCCCACAGGTGCGTTCGCATGTGACGGACCATTGTTTTTATTATGTTTATTGCCCCATTTTATGTTGGCTGCTGCACGAGCCTTGTCACTTTTTTTCATCGTGATTTTGATCTCTTTTTGAACACGTTCTTGTAAAAGGTCATTTTTCACCTGAATTATTTTACCCTCACTTAGGAGGTAATTTAGTGACTTCAGGAATGATGCTTTTGACTTACTCCCGCACAGTCGATACAACCGCTCATCATCCCGCTCAATAGGCCCTGCCATCTCATACATTTTGGCTATCAATGTGATGTAAACACCCGTCTCGGCATCCGACATTCCGCGCGTTCCAGCGAGCCAATCTGATGGGTAAAATGCAATATGAAGAATGCTCATTTTTCCCTAACAACCTTTAGTTTGGAATCTAAATTTATGCTATTCCTCCTACCATCTACGGCTTGGTTGTATCTTATTGCCGCTGGGCGAATTTCATCCGGCGTGAGCATATTTATAACTGATATAATTTCGAATGGATGCATATCCAAAGACTGGCAGAGATCATAAATATTAGACAAAGAAACGATTAAATCGGACTCTATTACGTTGTGATTGGGTAAAAAACATTCAACCAAACTCTGTATTTGCGATACCAATAAACGATCTAAAATATTGATAGACTCTATAACGTCAATTCTGAAAAATTCGCGGCTAGGATTGACCCTAAATTTAGATATTTCATTGTGTATTTTTGCCTCTAGATAGTGGCAGTCCGGGGATAATACTTGATATTCGATCTTAAATGGATCAGGGACTCCGGTTTGAAATAATTCACAAGCCCTTTCCTCCACTGTGCGTGTCGTCTTCCCTATTTTGACAACACCAGTCATGCTCGGATTACTCAAAATATAAACATATCCTTTTGACATTTTCAGCCCGCCTGATTTTCGTTATCCCGATCCCGATCCCGCGCCGGTCGCCAGCCATCCTTGATCGCCCTGACGTGGCGGGACGCGGTGCCGTGGTTCACATTGAAATGCGATGAAACCTCAGTTCTCGATGCAAACGGGTGTCGCATCGCGTAATGGTATATTTCTGCCCTGAGAGTTTCGGCCTTTTCTTTACTCCACTCGCCAATATTCATGTCCAACCTCCAGTGTTCGAATTTAACGATTACATTATTTTAATTGACACGGCAATATCTATCTTGTAATAGGTATTATACATTAAGAAAAGGGGACCAAAATGAACACTTACGAGCAAAAACAGGCAGCAAAGCGCGAGCGGTTGGAATTGGCCGCTGATCGTGCAGAAGCAAAAAGCGCAGCGGCATATAGGCGCGCTGACCTTACCGAGGGGGCCAGCGGCATCCCGTTTGGGCAGCCTATCCTTGTCGGACACCACAGCGAAGGCAAACACCGCGCCGCGATCAAACGCGCGGACAATGCCATGCGATCAAGCATTGAAGCCGACAAGCGTGCGGGCAAGTTGCGCGCACGGGCCGAGGCTGTTGGAACTGGCGGGGTATCATCCGACGACCCAGAAGCGGTGACAAAACTTCGTCAGCAACTTGAGTCGTGCGAGGCCACGCAGAAAATAATGGTCGGCGGGAATAAGGCAATACGCAAGACGTTGAAAGCCCACGACGCGGACAGCCCAGAGGCGCTTGCGATGCTGACGCGCCTGATGGAAGCGCTTGCGCCAAGTAAGGGCGCTCTTTATGCCGAACAAATGCTGAAAAAGGATTTTTCAGGCAGGTATGGCTTCGCCAGTTACCAGACCACCAACAACAGCGCCAACATGCGCCGCCTGAAAAAACGGATCGAGCAACTTGAACGCTCCAGCCAGCGGGTGACGGTAAAAACCTCTTTTCAGGGGGTTTGCGACGTGATCGAGAACGTCGAGGAAAACCGTGTGCAATTCATCTTTGACGGCAAACCGGATCCCGAAACACGAAAGGTCATGAAAAGCCACGGCTTCCGTTGGGCGCCATCGCAAGGGGCTTGGCAGCGTCAGTTGAACGGCAACGGAATTTACGCGGCGCGGCTGGTTCTGAAAGAGTTGGGGTTGAAATGATGGCGTATTACATAGAATTAGCAGTCGGCATTCTTGCCATTTTGGGGAAGATTATCCTGATCGTCATGGCTTTCCGGCTGTTCAAGTCGCTAACCGAGGTGGCGTATTGGTATGTGATCGAAACAAAGTTATCTGTCACAAAGCGCCTAAGGGAGATCAACGAGGAAAGCGACGCACCATGAAACACACCGACAAACCCCGCTGGCCGCATGGATGGTGGATCACACCAGCAATGGCAATAACGCTGTTTCTCTGGGGCTGGATGCTCTGGATAGCCGCAGACTACTTTTTTGGGAGATTGACATGATCCGCGATATTATGGCCTGTGCGGCCCTATTCGTGGCGATTTACGTCATGCTGGTGATGACGGGGGCGATGGTATGACGATTGAGGAATTGGCAGAGAGGCTTCCTGAGCCTCGCCGGACCATCCAAATTGACGCCGCTGTCGCCATTGTCGCCCAGCGCTACGGGATCACCCCCTCAGTAATCATGAGTAAATCAAAATGCCAATCCAGCGTGGCTCCGCGCCAAGAGGTGTTTTGGCTGGCGCGTCAAGCCGGTCTGCCGTGGCAGCAGATCGCAAACTACTTCGGGATGGACCACAGCACTATAATCCACGGTGTAAAGGCTGTGGATGAGCGTATCAAAAGGGAGAAAAAAGAATGAGCAGCACCAGAATCGGCGGCAAAGAGTTCCGAAGAATGTGGGAAGGCGGGCGATCCCGGCAGGAAATTGCGAATCGCTTTAATTGCTCGCTCAATCATGTGTCCACAGTGGCCCGGCGCGAAAAATTGCCGCTTAAAAGAGCGGCAGGGCCTAAAAAATGGTCCAACACGGAGCGGGACTATCTTGTCACGCAGCACCGAAAGGGAAAGAATTTCAGGGAAATAGCCGACGAAATGAACCGATCCGTTTCGTCGGTTGAAAGAAAGGCTTGCACTTTATGCCTCAGTAAGCCCGGCGAACACATTTCCGCGCCCACAACGGGAATCAAGCGGCTGGAAACGACATTTTTCCCGCCGCCGTGGGACACAAATATGGATGAGCGGCTTTTCCGCATCTGTCGCAGGAGCCACCACAAAACGGGCGGCATTTATCCAGCTATCTGCCGCTTTGCCGACAAGCACAATCTCACCATTGACGCCGTTCAGAGCCGCTGGCATCGGATTGGCAGGATAGTATCGGGAGGATACCACCAATGACCTACGATGAAGCGATGAACGATCTGCGGGAAGAGGCGTATGCGGCATATGAGAAGGCGATGGACGGTGATGATAATTCCATCACCGTGTCGCTCTTCAAAATCGTCAACGACATCTCAAGCCTGATCGACCACGGATGCACAATGGCCGAACACAATGAACACGAGCGGCTTAAAAATGCAACGAAACTGGCAGGTGAGACATGAAATATTTCATAAAGAGCCGCCTTGATCCAGACTATGTGATATTCACCGCAGACATTGATTGCCCGGATGATACCAGCGAAGGCCGAAAACTCGCTCTTGCCGCGCAAAGCGCCGAACTTAGCACGGACGTTCTCAGGAATGCCGATCTGAGCGGTGCTAATCTTCGGAATGTTGATCTGAGCGGCGCTAAATTTTGTGGCGCAAACCTGCGGGGCGTGAAAATGCAACACGCCAATATCGTCAATGCCGATTTTAGCAATTCCTTGCTTGAAACCATCGACCTAGAAAGTGCTTTTATAAAAAATACCAACTTTTCCAATGCGGAAATGAATAATGCGTATTTCAACGAAGCGACTCTTATTGATGTGAATATGTTCAACGCCAATCTTTCCGACGCTATTTTTTGGGGTATTGACCCTGTATGGTCGAATGTCTTTAAGGTCGGCACAAGGCAGGATGGGTTACATTTCTATGCCCAGATAAAGGCCGAAGGGATTTGGATTTTGGCGGGGGATATTTACCTAAGCACATCCAAATCGGAAATGCATTGGCGATGCGCTCAGGAAGGACAGCAACTCTTGGACGAGAGTTTGCAAATCTTAAAAAATGCGCGGGATACTGCTAAAATCCGGGGGCTGTCATGAAATATCAATTCCCACACCGCGACCAATTATGCGCTGACAACTGGTTCGAGCGCCTCCCGCCCTTCGCCGGTGCCTTCATCCGCTTCCATATTGGGAAATATACCCAGACGAAAATGAAGATACCGCTCGATTTTCCCTCAACGACATCACTGGGCTTTTTGTAGCCATAGAAAGGTCAATGTCATGAACGCGTTCGGCATCCGCCCCGTCCAGAAACCGGCACTCCGAATGGCGCTAGACGGCGCATCGCAACTTGATCCAGCGGGGCTATACGATGTGATCCTGATCATGGCCGACAGGCTTCCAGCGGGCGATATTGAACGACTGGCAAACGATCTTGGCCGCGCGGCTTGGGATAAACAACGGAACGCCCCCGCATAACGCGATGAGGGCAGCGTGGCGGCGGGGTTTCCTCCCTGTCCCTGCCGCCACGCGACTATATTGGAGAATGAATAATGGACCTAGAAAAACAATGGATCGTGGAGAATGAGCGTCCCGCCGGTAATGACCCGTTTGGCAAGATTGAGCGGATGCAGTCGACCGGCGATAAATTGGCGAAATCATGGGGCGCACAGTATTATTACCTGATGCACATGGCGAACCTGCTTGACGCTGCATTGCCGCTGATCCGGGATGAAGCCGAGGCCGAAGCTATCCGCGAAGCTGGTAAAGCGGTTCGGTGCATATCGTGGAGCCGCCGCGTTGATGCCGCCGAAAAGATGGTTGAGAAATTTGGAATAGGTGAGGACACATAATGGACCGCATCGGTCGTGCTTCTTCCTGCCACATAGAAGCATTTCCCATGCGATTTGCATGATTAACTAAAAAGGAATGCCATGTTTTATAAAAATGAAGCGCTCGCCATAATTATCGACGGGGCGTCCATCCATAGCGCCAGTCAGTCTGTCGACTTGCAGATTGACTGGCACACTTTCCTGACTGAGTTCCAAAACAGGGGGCATTTAATCCGCGCGATTTACGCCACGCCTATTTTTGAGGACGAAGGAGAACACAACCCATTGCGCCCGCTGATTGACTGGCTGGACTATAATGGCTTTACAACCATCACACGGACGGCCCGCAAGGAAGCGGATGACAATGGGCGTTTCCGCATTAAAAACGGGAATATCCACGTTGACGTGACCTTGGCCGCGATCCGGCTGGCAAAAAAAGCCGACCATATCGTTCTTTTTTCCGGCGATGGTTCATATGAGCCTCTGGTCAAGGAATTGAAGCGCATGAATGTGCGCGTTTCCGTGTGTTGCGCCAAGAAGAGCGCCGCAGACGGATTGCGGCGCAATGCCGACGAATTCATTGACCTTGAGGATATTCGCGGGCTGGTGGGGAGGGCGACATGACCAAACGCAAATGGCGCATGATCCGATGTAAGTGGCACAAGTGCAATATAGAATTCATCCCCGTGCATGGCCACCAGAAATACTGTAGCCCTGAATGCCGCGTAAGTCGCCTTGAATGGTCACGGGCGCGGGGATCAAAGATCGTCAACCACCTGCTTGATGCTGACACGAACCTCTTATATCCGGTCGCCTTCAGGGAACGGCAAGCGCTTCTTGACGAAATAGAGCGCGACAAGCCGCCAGATAAGCCACCTGATTTTTCTTGAACTATCGGTATGTATGGGGTAATGTAAAGCGGTCGGATGATTTGCCTCACCACCCGACCAGCCAACCAGATGTTAAGGATCTGATATGACAAACGCAGAATTACACACACAGTCCGCGAAACGCAACCCCCGTGATATTGTCACCGATGATTTCTGCCGTCGCTGCGGCGGTAAGGGCGGCGCATATGAGCCGACAGAACGCGGGACCAAGATATTTGAGCCGTGCTTCGCGTGTCGCGGCACAGGCAAGCAAACAGTGAGGGTAGGAGAATGACGCACCCGTTTCTTAATCGGTCGATAATGACCTATTCACCGATGCAGGATGGCGGAAAATACATCGCCCTGATTTCCGGCATACCCATGATCTTTCGCGGCGACACAGCCATGCAAGCCGCAAAGGCGGCAAAGGCGTGGCGTCAAGAGCAAGTCGATAAAGAATTGAGGCAAGCTGAAAATGCCGAACGGGCGGCTGAGAGGATGCGGAAACGATGATACGCCAGCCGACACCCGTCATGCGGCTATTGGCGTGGCACAGGGCCTTTATGCGGGGCGAAAACCCTGCCCGCCATGATGGATTGCCCGAGTGTGGATGGTTCAAAATGCGACGGGTTAAGAATGGCCCGTGGGTGCCGGTAACTATCTGGTGCGATCAGGAGATTGACGAGAATGGCGAACTCGCGTCAGATGAAACGCTTCACGCTGAGATTGAGGGGATTGATGCCAGCCCTATCGAGATATGGACGTATCTCAGCCCAATTACCAAAAAAGAGTTTGAACACCTTATGGATTACCGCCTGAGAGATAGCCGGATGATGGACGTTAATCATGCTGTTGACCTCGGCGCCGAGCCGACCTCTCCACAAATATAAAGGAATCGAAAGATGATAGAACCAACGCTCCCCGACGACCCGATTGACGCAGGGCCAAACCTGAATACAGGGATCGGCGGGAACAACCCTCCCGAGCCGATGCCTTATGATGAAGATGTTTTTGACACCCTGAAAAAGAAAACCGATGATTTTTTGGCGGTGTCAAACCAGTGGGTAAAGATCGAGATTACCACCGAGACACTGGCCGAGCAAATCGCCGACCAAATAGCGGGTCTGCGTAAGGTCCATAAGTCCGTGGAGGATGCGCGCAAGTCGGCCAAAGAGCCTTACATAAAAAAAGGCAAAGAGGTCGATGCCGCGTTCAACGCCTTGAAGGGACTGATTGAGGCCTCCGCAAAGACATTAAAGCCTCGACTTGAGGCATACATCACCAAACGGGCGGCTGAGGACGAGGCGAAGCGCCAAGAGGCTATCGCTAAGGCCAAACAGGCCGAGGACGATGCAAGGCGCAAGGCGTTTGATGCCGCGCAGTCTGAGAGGATTGAGGATCAGGTCGATGCCGAGAAGGCCGAAAAGGCAGCAGCGAAGCAAGCCAAGGCAGCAGCGAAGCCTGTCAGCGTGGCGGTAAAAAGCGCGTCAGGTGGCGGGCGCACCATATCGCAGCGCAAGCGCAAGGTTTGCGAAATAACCAATATCCGCGCTTTATTCCTGCACATGCAAGAAGCGCCGGAAGTGAGGGACGTTTTGCAGCGGCTCGCCAACGCCGAAGCCAACACCGCAGGGTTTACCCTTGACGACAAAATCCCCGGCGTCAAAATCACCGAAACCACAAGCATTGCCTGATCGGCAGTAACAGTAAGGAGAAAACAAAGTGAACCAACTTGTAAAAACCAAAGGCCAGTCCCTCTTAATGGACCCCGCCGCTTTTGATCACATGCAGCGCGTCGGCCAAATGCTGGCGATGTCTCAACTTTTCCCCGAGGCGTTACGCAAAGGGACAAAAGAAACGGCAATAGCCAATGCAGTCCTCGTGATGAACATGGCCGCGCGCCTCGGCGAAGATCCTCTAACCGTGGCTCAGAATATCTATTTTGTGAGCGGAAAGCCGGGGTGGTCTTCCAGCTACATGATAGGCAAGGCGAACCAGCATGGGGTATTCAAAAACCCGATAAATTGGGACATTTCCGGCGAAGGCGATAATCTGTCAATAACGGCATTTGCAGAACTCGCGGCAACGGGGCAGCGCGTTGAAGCAACGTGTGATATGGCTATGGCGAAAGCCGAAGGGTGGACTAAAAACCAAAAATATAAATCCATGCCGCAACAAATGTTGCGTTACAGGTCGGCCACGTTCTTGATACGGCTTTACTGCCCTGAAGTCATGGTCGGCGTCCCGGCACAGGTTGAAGTCGAATTTGGCATGAGGGATATAACGCCTGAAGATGCAGTTATGAGGCACAGCGCGCCCATGCCGGAAAAAATACCCGACGCCAGCATTGTGATCGACAAGCCAAAATCGGCGCCAAAGCCCAAGGCCGAGCCTAAACCAAACCCTGCCGCCGATAAGGCGCTTGACGACGAGGCAAAGCGTGTGGCCCAGAAGCGTGACGAAGAACAGCGCACCAAGGCCGAAGCGGAAACACCCGACCACGATCCCGACACAGGCGAGATTCTTGAGGCGCCCCACCCCGACATGGAACAGTTTCAAGAACTCTATAACACCATCGTCAACGACCTGATGGACGCGACCGACCCCAACGAAGTTGTTGATATGTATGCGGCCCAGATCGAGCAGATGAAAGAAAGTGTGCCGCAGTTGCACCAGCAATTGATGGCCGAAGTGGCGGCAGCAGCGGAATAGCGCGGCTTTCTAATTCGCCCCTTGGAAGCAGGGGGCGGCGATAGGAAGCAACGGAGAGAACCCATGACAGAACAACCGACACAACCCGGAACGGGCCATAACAGCGGTGACACATACCGCGCCACATCGTCAGAAATAAGGGCCTTCATTGAGCGGTTTGAACGGCTGGATGCCGAGAAGCGCGATATTGCCGACCAGCAGAAGGAAGTAATGTCCGAGGCCAAGGGGCGGGGCTACGATACTAAGGTTTTGCGTAAGGTGATCGCCCTCAGAAAGCGCGACCCGCAGGACGTGGCGGAAGAAGATGCCGTCTTGGCCTTATATTGTGAAGCGCTGGGAATGTAACATGACAACCGACATACACGACGCAATGGCCAACCTGATGTGGCACATCGAGCATTACGGCACAGAAACCGTGATTGACCAGATTGACGACTGGATTGCAGAACCCGACAGCGAAGGGCATCCGTGGCACAGTTTCCTCGCTGAAGGCGTCAAGAACGCCATTCGACAAGCCAAGCCCCTGCAATCGGGCATCACGGTAATTTCCATTCGACACCCAAAAGACGAGTTTCAGTTTTCTTTCGAGTTCAGGGCGGGGAACGATAGCTGTTCTGACTACAAGGAAGCCCTGTTTGCCGCTGTTGAGAGCGCTCTGAGGGGTGATTAACCTGCCTGCATCTTAAGCCCCAAGGGCCAGTCGGGGATAGGCACCGGCGCACCCCTTGCAACGAAAATATGCGTCGGATTCACGCCGCTGGTAGACATGGGCAACCTGTCAGTGGCACAAAAATGGAAGGGAAATAAAAATGACCGAAGATGAAGCGAAGACGATGTATTGTATGCAAAAAGATCACGGGGCGGACCGATGCACGGCATCAAAATGCATGGCTTGGCGATGGCTGACAGTCAAACCCGCCGTGAAGGCATGGGATGCGGCAGAATACACCACCACGAGCGGCGTAGAATTTGACCTGCCGACACAGCCCTTCGATGGCTACTGCGGCCTCGCGGGCAAGCCGGGGTATCGTTGATATTATGGCCTTTTCTACAAAGCAATATCTGCTGGTTAAACTAGCAGAGGAGGCAACAGAAGTCGCTCAAATGGCCTTAAAAACGGCCCAATTCGGGCCAACGGAGAGATACCCAAAATCCCCTCTAAACAACGAGCAGCGGCTGTCGGAGGAATATACCGACATGGTGGCCATTGTGGATATGTTGTTGGATGAGGGGGTTAAAATATCAATATCTAGCGATGGCCTCAGGGATAAAAAGAGAAAGGTTTCTAAATGGCGGAGATATTCTATCCGGTGCGAAATCGACGGGCTGATATGACCGCCCGCCAAAACATCGAGCGCCGACTTGGGTATGCGTGGCCACCAACCCGCGACCTAGCGCCGGATCAACGGGCCGCGATCAAGGGGCTGGCGGTGCAACTTATCAAACGGAGAAAAGAAAATGCTAATCGTAATCTGGATCATGCTGGCAGTTTTAACCGGCTATGTGGCGACGCAAAAGGGCCGCAGTTTTTGGGGATGGCTGTTGATCGGCGGGGCATTCGGCGCGTTCGGTTTGGTCGCGGCGCTTGTGAGTAAGGATTTGGGATGATGCCTGATACCAGCAACCAAATGATACACTCAACCAACCAAGAATTGTTCAAGATGGGCTGGAAATGGGCGCTGCGGGACGATACCGGTGCATTGCTGGCGGTGTCAATCTGCGTGCAGGACGCGATGGATTGGCGGGGCCGTGGGAATGTGTTCCTGCTGGTCGATTACGCGGACATGGAGGATTGGTGAGATGAAGCAAACAATGGAACCGTGCTGTATGGCGTCCGCGCATGGGCAAAGGTGCGAGTGCAAAGGTGCGAGTGCAAAGAAAGACCGGCAAATGGATGCGCTGTTTGAGGCTCACGCGTTACTGTGTGACACATACCAATGCCTAATGAAGCCGCCAAGCGAAACCGGCGGGCGCTACGAGGCGTCAATGAGGGTCTGGAATTTGAAGCCGGAAGCGCGGGATATGATGACCGGGCCGGAGCAGTGTCTCTATGACGCGCTGATGAAAACGAAAGGGCCGAGAGAATGACCACCGATAACGAATGGGCCGCCGCCCTCGACCGAGTATGCCAAGAGCGGGATGATGCACGGGAACAGCTCAAGGAAGCCCAAATGCAAGCCCTCGCCAGCGCGGGACAAGCGCAGGACGCCCTTGAAGCGGCAACGGTTGCGCTGGCAAAGCTGGAAGTGGCAGAAGAAGCGTTGCAAAAAATAGCCAAACCAACACGCGGCTCTGAGTTGTCTTGGTCTGCCGAAGAACGCGCCAACTATTTTGCATCTAAGTTTTTCAACGGCCAGCGCATCGCTCGTAACGCCCTGCAAAAATGGAAGGATTTGAACAATGACTAACCTAACCTACCGCCAGAAGCCCAAGCCCCGCGATCCGAGGGTGTGGTATTTGGCGACACTGAAAAACGGCGGTGTGCAAGCGGAAATTTACGGCGACCGAGATTATTGCGACGAGTGCTCTGCCGGACCAGTAATAACCGTCAGGGAGGTGATGAACAATGACTGACTTAATCACTCGCCTGCGGGGTGCGAGGCTTTACCCACTTAGTAACTATCGGCAACTGTGGCACCTCTGCGATGAGGCGGCGGAGGCTTTGGAAATTCAAGCCAAGCCTTTGGTTTGGGTAGATACAGATTACAACCTTGAGGCGGAAACCCCACTTGGCCTATATTCTGTGTTCAATAGGGATACCGGTCAGCGCAAGTTGCACAACAAATGGCTACAGGTTGTGTTTACAGATTCTTGGGGTGATAGGAACCATATTGTTCTAGGATACGAATCAACCGAAGGTGAGGCTAAAGAACTATGCGAAGCCGACTGGCAATATAGATTTAGGAGGATGAAACCATGACCGATGAGCTTAAAGGTGCCATCGAACATCTAACTAACCATCAAGAACAGCTTGATCCATATGGCGAGCGGGCAGGAGTTTCCGCTTGGCGGGATGCTGCCGCGATGAGCGACAGATGTAACAGGATGGGAATGAAATGACAGATATGCTTAAATGCCGTGGGTGTGGCAAAGTATTAGACGGCCACCCATACCACACCGGGAAACTCGCTTGGGTGCCTGAAACCGGCAAGCGCTGCAAATCCAATTTTTACGGTGGCCATGTTTGCTCACGAGAGTGCGACGAACGAGCAAGTCTAGAGCTGGAAAATTCAATGCCGGGGCATAGTGGTGTATCGGCACGGCTAAGCGTCTTCGCCGCGCAGTCGCTAAAGGATAATTGGGGATGACCCATTACCAACGCCGTGACGTTTGCCCGTGCGAACGGCCTACCGCCGCAACCCCAACAAACTAAGCCCGCCGATTGATGCTAGCACAATGTAGCCTTCCCATGACGCCATTGGCTCAGGGAGGGCCGCCACAGACCAGCCGACCGGATACATGCACAGCTTGCACCAGAATGACGAATACACCGTCACAAAGCCGTAGTGAAAAGCTGTCGGCACGGCAAACAGCATCAGCGTCCAGAAACCACCAGCTTGCATCCAGCCGATACGGGTCCGCATATGCTCCATGATAATGTCGCCCTTGATCTTTTCACGATTAGTCTCGCTCTTGATCTTGGCGTCAACGGTGGACAGGATGCGGTCAAGCACCCCACCCGTGAGCCATTTTAGGATGAGGCGGATCATCCGTCCATCCCCACGTCCTCACACGACACCTTGGCCCAGATCAGCCGCTCGTGCTTGGCGGTTGTGATCGCCGCCAGCCCGTAAACGTTATTCACGCGCCGGACCTTGCAATCTGCCAGCGTTGCCGACCGGTTGTCCTGCACAAATGACGTGCATTGCAGCGGCCCACCGTTTACGGTCACGCAGAATGAAACGATGATTATGAACATTAAACACCATCCCGCCGTACCAGCATAACCACGCCCGCAACAGCGGCCAGCACCATCACCGCAGCAAGGGCATATTGCACCGGACCAGTGCCACTCGAAACAGCCGCTACAGAGCCAAGCGCGCCGCCAACGGCAGTTATTGCCTGTGGGTTCTTGAGGGCGTCCGTGAGGCTTGCGGTGGATTTCACGGGGCCGATTGCCTTGCCTTTGGTGGGGGCGATAGGCGCAGGGATATTTTTCGCGCCGCGCGCCATAGCAGCAGCACGATCAGCAACGCCAATATCGCCGGTCTGCACTCCCTTGATCTTACCCATGACGCGCTTTTCCCATCCCCTTCCGAACCGGCCCCACCCCTTGAGACGTTTCATAAATGCCAGCCGCGCCTCGCAATACGCGGTAATGAACGAAGGCAGGTCGGCGATCCCGTCAACCGCATCGAGCGTGTGCAAGCCAATCACCCCATCAGCCGCAACGCCAAGTTGCCGCTGCAAATACTTGATCGCCGTGGCTGGCCCCGAGTTGATCGCGAAATCCACAACCGCGTAATCCAGACCGGCGGGCAGATCACCCCCTTTCACCGTATCGAAATATTGCGTTTTGAGGATTTTTGCGGCCTCATCTTTGGTAATCAGTTTAACGTCGCGGTGATGCCCGAGCCACGCGTCATAGGTCCGGTTCGTGATGCCCATGTTCGTCGGTCCGCCGGGGTCTCGCGGATCGTTTACGTATTGACCTTCAATCAAGCCAACCCAAACTAAAATCTGTTTCCAGTTTTCTTTCATTTAATCCTCCTTTTGCAATATTTAATAGCATCCTCGATGCTTCCTATTCTAAGGTATGCCTTATTTAACGATGTTCTCGGGATGCCTACTTCTTGCGATATAGTCTTGATAGTCTCCTTAGACCCCCTGAATAATACATTGGTACGCTTATTGTTGGCTTGATCCTTGACCGTTGCCCACCTACAATTATCTGGTGAGTAATGACCATATGGGTCGATGCGATCAATGGTTGTCCCGTCTTCACGCGGCCCCATATCTTCCAGAAAGTTATCAAATATTTCCCATCTCTTGCACACTTTAATCCCATTCCCGCCGTATCGTTTAAAAGATGAATAGTTTATATTTTTGCACCGCCTAAGCATGGCTTGCCAAGATGTATATGTTGGAGTTCCGGCCATGCCATGACGACGGTTTATGCCACCAACTATTTTTTTATGAATACACCCGCAACTTTTAGTATCGCCAGACGATAATTCATGGCCTGAAACAATGGCCGTATTCCCACAATCGCATCTGCACAACCACATAACCCTACGATTTTTATTTTCAGCCCGAGATACGGCAACAAGATTTCCATACCTCCGCCCAGACCTATTGATAAACTTTCCCATTTGGGAATGGTATCACACAGTATCAAGCATGTCCACCTTTACAAGCCCAGTTCTCTTTCATCTCGTTGCCTCTTTTCGGATTATCTCGTCATGGATTTCGCCCGCAATCGTCCCTGTGTGCTCATGGATACCGGTCAGCGGAACAACCATGCTCTTGAGGATCTTGTTGCTATCCTCAAATTGCTTGAGCTGATCTTGGACGTGTGCTGTGTTTTCCTTGACCGCCGCTGTGTTTTCGGATTGTGCCGCGATCATATTTTTAATCACGTCAACCAATGATGTGTCTGGCCCGCCGAAACCATCGTGTTTTATGACCCATACCAGCGCCACGCCGATGCCGAGCGTTGCCACCAGCCCCAGCGCGCCCGGCACCGTGGAAACACCTGCGAATAGTTTGTCAAAATTCATTGCATAACCTCGTTATCGCTAAACTATCGCGCAGGTCAAAGAACGCCCGCCAGTCAAGATACCATAAAATGCCCGCCGTTACCGAATATTGATACAGTCCTGACGGTATTCCGTGTTCGGCGCTGATTGACCCGACTATCGCAGCGACCAGATACGAAATTCCCGCTGCGTGAACTGTCATGCCGATTACCCTCAGCAGCGGCGACCATTGCCAGCGTCCGTTAATTGCAATGCCCCATGAGTGGATCGTGCCAGCAAAAACCAGCACCAACGCAAAGGCGTTCTGCGCCGGAATGTCCAGCCCCGCCCACCATAGCGGATCGCCCAACCCGAGGGATATAACCGCGATGGTGAACAGCCCGAAACCCACGGCAACCAGCGATGCGCCGATTTCGATTATTTGCCGCGTTTGGTTTAAGTATTTTGTCATTTCCCCACCCAATTCCGCCAAACTGTTGCCCCATAAACCCCCACGAATATCGCGAGGATAACGTCTTGCCCAGACGCCCACAAAAGCCACGTTGCGGCCAGCGCGATGCCCTTCGCAATCGCCAGCCCGAGCCACGGGCCGAACCGCTTTATCATACCAGCGACAACGGGGTTTAACTCACGCCCGCCGCTTACCAGATTACGCCGCGTAGTGATAAAATCAAGTGCTTGCAGCGCGACTAAGGCGAAGGCAAGATACGCGGTCATAGCCCCAGCGCCATTTTTGCGGTTTTCCCCTCCGCGACACACGTCGCCACATATGTGCGATAAGCGTCCACATCTGGGCCGGTGCCAATTCTGAGCAATTTGATTTCGTCGTTGATCGAATATTGCTCGCGGATTTTGGCGACGACACGCTCATCAATCAGGTGGACGTGCGGGCTTGATACCTTGAGTTTGGCTTTAAGCGCCGCAGTCATTGTCACCTGCGTCACTGTGATCTGCGCGGGCTGCGTTGGCAGAGTCACCGCTGCGGGGACAGCGACATACGTGACGCCGGTGATGGTAGCAATTTCGATGCACCGATCGGCGTCAGTCGCATAATCAGGCTCGGCGATCTGGTATGTGGTCCCGTCTGCGATAGTTTTGCGGTATTTGACGATAGATGGCATAATTATTCTCCTTGATGATGTTGACCATATGATTAAGCGATTGGGTGCGCGCGGCATGGCCAAGAGCCGAGACGACACCCTCAAGCGATGATTTCTTGACCGCACGGCGGAATTTATAGAGGCTGTGTTTGCGGATGCGGGTGCAGAGCGCATATTTTTCATGCCGGGGAAAGTGATTCAGATAGATGTTTAAGAGTTTCATCATCTCAACAAATTTTCGGTTCATATTCGCCTCGGCATGAAGGGTTCTAGTTATCATAGTCGTTCGCTATCGCTCACTCAGACAGAGCATCAATAACAGGCGGACCGGAAAGACACGTAGTCGGTCGAGTTCGTCCGAGAGGAGAGCAGGAGCGCGGCCCAGCACCCGGCAGGCGTTCCGCCGGACCAGTAGCCACCCGAGAGCACTGCGAGGTTGCTGCGCCAATATTCGTAAATTCCGTCAGTGCCAAACAGGTTGGTACCACCAGCCGACTTGCCATTGGCGTCCTTGTAGACCCCGAGACCGGTCAGGGTGTTGCCGACGCCCGCCGTCGCCCCATCAAGCACCTGATTGGCCACGTTGCCGAACCGCTGCCAACTCCCGGCGGAATTGGTGATCATCGACAGGTCGATCGCGTCGAACAGGGTCGCCAAGTGAGTGGCGTCACCCCAATGGTCCGTGGCGGTATTCCAGCCGGACGTGAAATCCTGCATCCGCACGGTGGATTTTGCGGCGTAGAATGCCGTGGTACCGAGCGAGTCGTTGATCGCCTCAGTGGCCGTGGTTCCGGGGCGGGTCAGGCCTAGGCTGATCTCCCACATGTTGCCGTTGAGATCGACCACGCCCGATCCCTGTCCATTGTGGGCTGTCTTGGCGAGATTGTTGGCGCTGCCGGTCTTGGCTGCATTGGGATATCCATCCGAGACGAATGAGAGCGACGCGTCGTTGGAATCGCCGAGTGCGTTGTTGTTGCAGCCCTTCGGGAAATTTGTGTTTCCGGCGGCATCATACCAGGCGCAATAGGTGGCCGCAGACGCCGCTTGGCCGTGGGCCATAGAGAGCATAGCCAACGCCGCATAAATGAAGCGACTGGTGCAGAAAAACTCGGTGCCGCGTGTTTTTGCACCGTCGATCGCGCTGTAATATTGATTGACCGTGATGCCGGTCAGGTTGCTGATCGGGTTGTGGGCCGCGTTGGTGGAAATCGGCAGGCCGAGGGCAATCGACGATGCCACACCGCCGTTGTTACTGCACTGGTATTTATCAACGAAAAATCCCTCGTGGCTTGTCCCACCATCCTTGAACGCGCGGTGCAGCGCATATCCTGATGTATTCGCAGTGGCCTCGTCAACGAAGTCAACTTGTGATTTTATATCAATCGTGAGCGTTGTGATTTTGTAATAAAACGCAGGCACATAAACCATGACGCTGCCATCGGAATATAAAAAGTTCCCATAGTCGTCAGACCCCGGGTTATAAGACCCTGTTTTCGCTGAAAACCCACTCGGAATCACCGATGGGATTCCGACACCGAACCCCTGCGCGCCAGCCACACCTATGTCGTTTACTTGCGCCGAGGTCAGCGTGCTATTCGTTATAACCACCCCGTCAATAGTGCCGCCGCTAATATCGACGTTTGCGGGGTCATAGCTGCCGCCAAATGGATTTTGCATGTGAGCCTCCTTTAGGCGTGATCGACGAGGACAACCGTTCGCCCGTATTGGTCTAATGTTTTCGCCCAAACACGATCAGCCCCGGGAAGGTCCGCCACCAATGATGAGATAGACATATTTCGTTCTCCTGTTTCCCCTTGCCGATAAGGAAATCCAAACTCCTCTATTGGCTCATCCGGGCCGACAGTATACCTTATCTGCACATTCCCAAGAACGGGGATAAATGTAATCTTGGACGCGCTTGTGTTTGTCAATTCGGTCCATCCGGCATTCGAGACGGTTATTGCTTCTTGGTTCCGAGCCATTGTAGGCCCTCCTTTTCACTTCAATCCAAAATCTACAGGCTAACAGAAGCCTCAAGCCATTGGTTCAGGGTCTTCAGGTTTGCCGTGCTTGCGTGAACATCACTTGTGAATACCGCAGCAGAGCGAACCATAACGTCACCACCCACGGTCGCGCTGTCACGGTCGGCCCCGAAAGAGATATAAGACATGGCGGTAAGGTCGGCCCCTGCCGCGCTTGCCGGAACACCACCGTCCACGCTTATTTTTGAAAGATTCCCCGTTGCATCGTAACTGGCAATCGCCCAATGATAAGCCGACAAAGTCAGGCCTTCGGGACTATCAGCGTAAAGCCCGGCCCCGTTTTGGAATTGCAGATATGACGTGCCTGACCTGTAAATTACGCGAGCGTCACTCGGAAGGGAGCTATTGTTTCCCATGAGGCCGGACTTGTCTGCGGGCGCGGCCCCAAGGTAAAACGCCATAGCGAAAGTATAGTCAACGGGCGTCACTCCGACCGGATCGCCTTCGCACATCAGGTTTATATTTGCCGCGCTGGTGCAGTCTGCGATATTGCGAGAATTTTGCGTCCCATAAGTGGGTCTGTTTGCGGCTGTCGCTTGTGTTAGGCTTTTGGCCCCTGAAATCGGCGCCACCGCAGATACATCTCCGGCCACGAGCGTTACGTTTGCGCTTTCGATCAAATACCCGCCCACATAGCCGGTGATCGCGGCCAAGGCAGAGTCAAGGACGGTGTAAGCGCCAAGGGTGCCGCCCGCCGCCACCAGTTTATTGAAATTCATAGGCATTTACAGCGTCTCCCTGAATGTTGGAATGAACCGGCGCAAAGTCGTTACCCCGCGCGGCGATGGGATATGATAAGTTGTGCAATATTCCGACCTGAAACCGGAATATGTATCAGCAAGCAACGTGGTGTCTTGCGATTGATCGGCAAGAGACAGGGTTGCCCCTGCCGGATCGGCGTTGAAGGTTAAATCAAGATAGTCAGACCCAATTTCGACTTTGGTGATCGAAAAAGAACCACTAACCTCAAGCCCGCCATTTGAAATGCCGCCAGCCGCATATCGGTTGTCGCCTATGGTCGTAAGGCGCTCATTCCCCATCATCGGGAAGGTGGCCCTGCGCGTTGTCCCCGTGCCTGAAATTACAGGGCGACCGATTGTCCAATCATATCCAGCCTCGTGCATAGCGACGGCGTGGGCCATAACGTCTCCAATATCTTGCAGGACGGGCCAAGAGTGGTGAACCGTATAGGCGCCAAGAGAACTCGGTTCATCGACCTTATGGCAATAAAGAGGCCCCGCCAAAATCACGTCATTATTGGCGAGCGCAAATTTATGCTGGGAAATCCTGTTGTCCCAATTTGCCGTTGTCGTATCAACCGCCCCTGCCCCTTGGGTAAGAACCAGAAGGGGCGTGTTGGTCATGCCGCTTGCCACCAGTTTTGCCTTATAGTCGGCCCATAAGGTTGTCATAAGCGCCGTGTTTGCGGATTCCGTGTCGCTATTGTTTGCGACCGTCTCAATCATCGGCAAAGGCCCCGCCCGTGCGGTCATGCCGTAGCCGTTTATTGCGCCCTTGGCATAAGCCAAGAAGGTATCGACGTTGACCCTTACAACAGTTGTCCCGCCACCGCCGCCCGCGTCTCCGATGATGTTCTCAAGCGATATGCCCGGAACACCCATCGACATGCCGATGCTGGCATATGTCGTAAGGCCGAGTTTCCTGCGGTTCCAGTTAAGGCTCTCTGCAAACTGAGCAAACGGTGATCTCGTTACCCCCGCGTTTATGACCGCCGTGGAAATCTCCGATACCGATAGTCCGGTATCAAGTGACCCGTCTTTCGGGCCTTTGTAATTTACGGTTGCCGCCCCGCTGTTTTTTGTGAGGCCGACAAGCTGCATTGCTTCAAGGGGCGACCCATTAACCCATGCGCTTGCCCCGCTTGGCTGGCCATACATATTTGATTGGCCTATCCCCCACATTATTTCAGCCTCAAGCGTCGAGGTGGACAATATTGATAGCGCATTTGCCGCCGTGGACGACGCAGGGAAGTAGACATAATCATCGACAAACGGAGTGTCCTGAATACGCGCCGAATATTTAATTGCAACGCGCCCGCTTAGTGTTGTCGATAGCTGAGTAAGGGCGCCCGTAACCCCCGCCTCTCCCAAACGGTAAGCAAGCTGGTCCGAGGGCTGCATATCTATGCCCGTGGGCCGCTGGACCAATAATGAATTGGCAGCGCCGTCGCGCATTAAAACGCGCCCGACCTCACCGTCAACTTGGGAAACTGCGGAGTCGTAACCAATCGCATCAATCGTTTTTTGCGATAAGACCATCCGTAGCCCATCGTCGGCCTTCGCCAAGAGCGCGGCGCCGGATGCGTCTTTCATTAGTATCCCGATCAGATCACCGTCTGCATCAATGGCATACTGGACATCGGAATAGAAATCCGATGTTGCGATTGCGTCAAATGACGCCAGAATATATTGAACGACCGCCGACCCGCTGCTGTTCAGATAGCAAATGACCGCTTGCCCTGTTACTGCTGACGGGACGTAAAAATACACTCCCGATGCGGTTGCAAGCAACCCCGCCGCAGCACTGGCATAGGTATCAATTCCTGAGCCTGTGGTGGCCTCAAGGACCGCTATCCTGCTTTCGTGGTCGCTACTGCTGCTCTCAAGCGTGGTTGCCCGTCCTTGAAGCGATGATACGTCCGTGTCAGACGGGGAAACAGGCGAACTTACAACGAACTGTGAGCCGTCATAATCGAGAATGTGAGTTTTCCCTGTCAGGAAATCCGAGGAAGCAAGATCAACCAGCGCATTGGAACTATCGCGTTTCTTTATGCTGACGTTGCCCAACCCGTCCACATTTAGAGTTGAGGCGCCGGTGTTGTCGCTATTGATTATGATTTTGAATGTTTGACCGGCCACATAGGCGGTGATCGTGTCCGCTGCTGTCAGCGTATAGGCGTTGCCGGAGCCACCAGCCAAGACCGGCGTGAGAGCATTGGTGAGAACTTCATTGTCAGCATTGCTTTTAACAAGCCCATTTGAGAAGAACGCGCTGCCGTCGCAGGTGATCCTTGTCGATTGGCCTTGCGGGATCGTGATCGACGTGGCGCCGTCAACCGTCCCGCCGCTGGCAATAACCGTGATGATGCCGGAGGACGATAGAACATCAACGAACCAACCGTCGCCCAATATCGTCGGGTCAGTAAGTGTGAGCGTCAACGTCGCCAATCCGCGAATAAGCGCTGCTTTGTCGTTTGCAACGGCAGTATAATCGCTATTTTTCGACCTTATCGAGATATTCCCGTAAGCCACATTTCGCAATTTGTTGCCGTTTATGGTTTCGTCCTCGCCCGAGGACACGACTTCCTTCAATATCCCCGCAACGCGAATGAATTTGCCAACAGAAAGCCCAGCAGTAACGTCAGCACTGCTGGCGAAAAAACTTCCGTCCATTCTGTTAGGGGGTTTTGTTAAACTCATTTCTTCTTGTCCCTTTACGCCCCGGCGGAGTTGTCAGCGGAGGCTTTCACAAAGCCGAGAAGGCGCCAGATTGTTCCATCATCGCAAACCCAGCGCGTTGTATCGCCGGATGCAGTCACCAGATCGGCAGAACTGCCAGCCAGATTTGTGCCTGTCGTGTCAAACGTGACCGCGCCCTTGGAAATAACCGTTATTTCCTTGCCTTGCGAGCCGTTGTCAAAGCTGGTTATCGTCAGCGTTCCTGTATCGGTCCTGAACACGCTTCCCGCCGCCACCGTTGGCGTCGTATCGGCTGCGGCGAAGGTATTGATTACGCTTGCCCCGTTGGCGTTCGGCATTGCCAGAGCCTCAATCACGGCATCAAGAGGTGGAGGCGATGAAAACACAAGGTTTGATCCCGATAGGGAAAACGCGCTTTTGTTTTGATAAATCCCGTCGATATGGACAAACAGGTTATCCTCGCTGGTCGGGGAACTGGTCAGGGGGAATGACGTTGTGGTGTTGTCGCCTGTGAACGTGTCGATCACAATCAAACCGAGCCGCGAAACAACCTCGGCGGCAAGGGCGTTCACGTCTGTGATAACCTCATCCAGTGCCACGTCATGCTGGACCTGCGTGATCAGGTCGCCATTGGTGGCGTCTGCCGCAGTCCCGAAACGATATAGTCTGGTGATTATATTTGTGACTGGATCATAAGCCATGAAATCGTCCCTATGAGTTTTGCGGGAAGGTAACACGGCCCAAAACAGCCTTGCGGCATTATTTTCAGTCCGGGATCGGGTCGAACAGTGCCTCCGCGCGGGCGTGGGCGGCAGCAGTGTCTGCCGTTATGCCCTGCCACCAGTCGGTTGACGATAACGCGCCAATAAACACGGGGATCACGATATAGACGACGATCAGGGCGACCGCCGCCGATTTTCCGCTACCGTTTGCCAAAGATCGAACTCGAACTGTAAGGTGTGTTGGCTTTCCATGCCGAGATGTAGGCCTTGTTGAGAAGAAAATACGCGCGTTTTTCATCCTTTTTGACAGTTTTCGTTCCTCGACGATACCTTTCAGCCTGTAATTGGATTTTGTAAAGGCGCGCCTTCCATTTGATATGATCAGGGATGGGATCACCCGAGGCAGCATACGCTTTCGCTGCGCCATATGCTTCGCGTATCGCGGTTCTGCGATCAAAATACAAGCTTCTGTCATTGCTCACGCTAATATCTTCATACAACCGCCGCGTAAATGGTGCGGTGCTTAATTTTGGAGCCTCACCTTGGAACATTTTCGATATTGTGTCCGATGATCTACCAAAAAAGCGCCCCGTTCCGCCCATCAACGTTCCCGCAATATGGTCAATCGTTTCCGGCGACACATCAACATACCCGCTTTCGGCATATGTCCCGCCGGTCCATTGGTTCATTTTTTCAGCCGTGATACGGGATGCGTTCGTAACTGACCGGAAATACCGCTGCGAGTCCGGCCCCGTCATGTTTGGATAGTCGGGGTATATCGGCCTTCCCAGCCAGTCCTTGTTTCTGTCAACTTCTGAGATAGGCTTTAATGCGGTGGGGGTAATCGCTGAAACAAGTGTTCCTCCATTGATCGGAGAAAACGCATTTGTGAGAGCCGAGAACATATCCGTCATGGCTTGGCTCTTGGTTATTACCCCTCTTTGAACCTTGCTGAGCCTGTTGCCGATATAAGGGAACACGTTGAAGCCATATGGCATAGGGATTGTGATCGCGCTATTTGCGCTGCCCTTTTCTGTGCCAAGCATTACAACGAAATTTGTTTGGTTCTTGTAATCAAACATTTTGTCATAGGCAAGCTGACCATCTTTATCCTCTTCAGACAGATACGCATTGGCTTGGTCTAAGAGGTAACTCAGGATAGCAAAACCGGCCATTGCCGCCATGACTTTTTTAGACTTTAATGCCCTGAATACGACAGCGGTCCCTTGTATTGCGGCACCTGAAAAGGCGTATGCTGCATTGATATTCGGCCCCCAATCCCCGTGTTCATTGAAATCAACGGTAAGGTCTCTTGAAAGCATGGCCGCTTCTTCTTTGGAATATCCATGCTTTCGTGCAGCAGCAAACGCAGCAAGGCGGACACCATTTTCAATTGCGAGATTGATCCGTTCAATGGCCTTCAGAACGGGGTTGTATTTTGTCGATGGCGTGACAAAGCCCTCAATCATCCCCTTCGCGCCAGTTGTTTCAATCCTTATCCTTTTATTGACATCTTTATAGCTTGCCTCTGGTGTTTTCAGTTGCCAGAAATCGACCTTGCCTCCTGAAGCCATAAATTCCTTATAGTGCTTCGAAAATGTTGTGTCGTATTTTGCGCCGGACCCGCGCCAAACTCCGCCGATTGCTTTTGGAAGGGTTTTCAGCACCTCCTTCATTATTTTGGTGCCTTCTTTCTTGGACAGCAAGTTAACATTTGCTGTCTGAAAATCCCTCATAAAGTTGCTTTCAACAAACTCTGGATTAAGCATGGTGTTCGTCATGGAAAAGTATCTTGAATACATTGATAACGGGACCATGATAGCGCTCATCTGGCCTGTCCCTATTTGTGTCGCGGCGCGCGCAAGGCGTTGATCATGGAAGATGATCCTGTGTTCCTCACCGTCAACCTTCACGGCAATCTCGTTTGCCGCCATAATCAGCGATATAGGCGACACTGACCTTTTCTCGACAAGACCCGTTGCCTCATTGAAAACACGCTTAGTTTCAACTTTCTTAATCTCCCAAAGATCTGGGGACGGAATATCTTTAGCTAATTTATACATACGCTGACCGACTCGGTTCTTTTCGCCCCTTACAACAACCTCTTGCGCTTGCGTAAATGCCGCAATCAAAGGGTTGAAGGCTTTGGTTGTGCGCCCAAATGCGCGGCGCGTCTCATTGCCACGAACATTGTAACCTCGGCCAATACCGCTCACATCAAGGGTTGCATCTGCATTGTCGGTTTCGTCCCACCCTTTCAGGGGAACATAGTATTCATAAGAATTACGCAATACCTCGGCTTCTGTCTCAGTCATAAGACCCATATCCACCCGCTCTTGAATAGTCTGCTCACGCAAGCGGTCAATCAGGGCGCCGATTTCCTCATACGAAGATGCGGCAGGGCTTGCATTTATGCCGTCCAAGATTGCAGTTGCCGAGGCGTCACTCATCCATGACCCATCTTCCGGCATATCTGGATTTATTTTGGCAATGTGCTTGTTGCGTTCTGCGGCATGTCTTGCATAGAGATAATCACCAACGGTCTCTGAAGTCATGCCTTTGGTTCTACCAATTATATCAATAATTGGTGTGATGAAATTATCACTAATGCTCTCAAGTTTATACCCTGTGCGCCCCGGATAGAGCTTTGCTGCGACAACGGCATTCAAGTCTTCAGGAATGGGCGCGCCCATCTCTCTTTCGATAATTTCCTGCGCGCGTCTGAATGGCAACATTGTACTTTGGATGCGGGTTAAGGCCAAGTCTCGCCTATCGTTTATTGCACCCTTAGTCTCTTTCAGGCGGGATAATATATCGCCGTTATAATGCAGCAAAGTATCCCATACTTGGCGATCAGGGATGTATAAATTACCGCCTGTGCGCTCAATGTCAGACGCTCTTCGCTGTTGCTTCATCAGGCGGTCCGTTTGGCTTGCCCAATCAACCTTTGAGGCAAGATTGTTGGTCTGTTTTGCCGCCTTGTTGAATGTGCCGGCTCTATCTGAAAACTCGCCGCGCGTCATTGCCTCAATTATGTCTGACGAGGTTTTCATGCCAAGGCCACGCGCCCAATTCCTGATTGCGCGCAGGAAGTTTGCGATCTTACGCATGACTGCCTTGATGCGTGGCTCAACTACAAAGTCTTTCGATTTGGAATAAGCCTCGCCAAACGCCTCGGCCACCGCCTCTTCAACCTGCTGGTCAAGAGGAAGATCACGATAGCGGCTGGCGATGTCATAACGCTTGATCCAGTCAGATTTCGCGGTATCAGACAGCAATGCCCATTCAGGCTTGGTGAACACCCCCATGTGCTTGTAAATGTGGACCGACTCGTGTCCCATTGTCCAGCGCGGGTTCAGCGTGTTACCGATGGTGATAACCATCTTGCCGAAGTGGTCAGCATACGCCATGCCCTGATGTGCAAAGAACGGGTCAAACTGCAATGTCACATTGCCGAGGCCGAGTTTCTTCAATTCTGCCGAGAATTGCTTGAATACGCGGCTTTGTGGCATGAGATCACGGTAAGGGGCGATTGGCCCCTGATCGACACGTTGCTCTTTTTCGAGAATCTTGATTACGGCATCATCATAAATCACATAGTTGTAGGTGCCTTTGCCATTATCTCTTGATGCTTGGTCTAAGAATCTGTGTCCGGAAATACCAATATCGTTCAGTAATTTAGATGCAGCCCTGTCAGACCCCTTTTTCCATTCAATGAAATTGTAAAGGTTTTCACCCTTCAGTTTCCCACGAGTGTTTTGTGGGGATGAAAAGTCGCTTTTGTTGTCTCTGAACTCTTTTAGTATGCCACTAGACTTTAACTTATTTTTTACTGCTTTAGTCTGCCCCGCCATATCGCGGTCCCACGCCAGAAGATTTTCGTTTTCAGGAATCTCGACCTTGTATATTTTGCCGGTTGCCTTCTCTATTTTCTTGCCGCGCCATGATTCCAAAACGCTCAATGTATCAGTTAAGAGAGAGACATTCCCCCAACCAGCATCTTTTTTGAAGGCGGTCAGGTTGCCTATTTCCGCGCTTCTAATATCTGCTTTTGTGCGCCGGATAGCGAAGTCTAAAGCCATATTATTCGCATCTGGGTGATCATTCAGCATGTTAGATACCATACTTGTGGCCCGCTCTACTGCTGTTGCGCTCCCAAAATTTCTAGTGCGAACTTTGAATTTATCATTACCTACCGTAATCATACTTGCTTGGTTTGATAATTTATCTCTGTAATATTTAGCTATTTCTTTACGACCGGCAAAATACAAGCCCCATCCAAATGCCTGAGCGCCTTCACCTGTCCCCATGTGCGCCGTCGAGAACTGCCCAAAGTCTTGAGGCGACCCATGCCACGCCGACTGCTGCCGCTCCATCGTGACATTTACAATGCTCTTGCCATTCATAAATGCTTCAATCGCGGGAATACCCTTTTCGCCGGTTGCGGCAAAAACACGGGCCTTGTAATTGATGCGCTCGATCTGGAAGCCAAGGCGCTGCAATGTCCCACCGGGCATTGTATCGCTGTAAGCATCATTTGGCGACGGGATTACCTCGATACGCTGCTCGCCACCAACACGGCGCCGCGTGATGCGGTGTCCAGATGAAAGCAATATCGTCTTGCCGCCAAGAACCGAAGCCTGAATTTCAGGCGCACTCATGTCAATCTCTGGACCAGTCACCCCGAGATTTTCAAGTGTTCTGGTCAACTCGATGTCGGGGATTTCGCGTCCAAGTAGGCTGCGCCCATCATCAAGGTTAAGCCGCACGATCTTCGGGCTTTTGCTCGGGAGCCGGTCCCAGATTGGCAACAGTGCGCCTGTCACAAGGTGGAGCGTTTCCTCACGGGTTGCAGGGGCTTCCTTGATTTGCTTGCCCCACGCTATTTCGGCGGCGTCTGCCTTTACCATGTCATAGCGGAATTGGTAATCTTGGCTATCAATGATGCGCCGATCTGTGGGGGAATACCGATGGTAAGTCGGGATTACCTGCCCATTTTCGTTTGTGCGGCTCGATGCAGGGCGGAAAGCATAAACCAAGCCTGTATCGCGATTCTTTTTGTAGCGGATATTGGTCCACTGCGTATCAATCGTCACAAACGGTGTCACCTCGACCTTCTTGGTCAATTTAACCATCCGGTATTCAGATGTCGCCCCTGTCGCCGTATCTCGGTATGCCTCTTTTGTATCCAAAAGAACGGCCCCGTCATGCTTCACCAATTCAACGCCAGCGGTATATTCGTTATTGTCGATTGCAACCTGAACCGCGTTCTCCATGTGCGTGATAAACTTGTCAAACAGCATGTTTTGACGGTCTATCGTGACATTCAACAAGCGATTGAGAAACTGTGGAACGGGCGGGATTTTCGAGACATTAAAGCCCTTTTCGCCCACAATATTAAGGCCAAGTTCCTTTTCTGCCTCGGCTGGCGTGAAATCCTTAATATCACCCCTATAAATATCATAGAACAGCGAAGTAACTGCGGCTTGTGCGAATTCGTTCTCAAGATTGTCCGTGGCATTAAACATGCCTGATCCGCTGGCTTCCTTCTGCCCTTTGGTCAACGCCCCAAGCTGATCAAGGCGCCGGGCAATGGACGAGGTGAACCGCTTGTGTCCAGACAGGTTTGTCCCTGCCAGTTTATAAATCGGCGGCGATACCTGATTTGTGCGGTGTGTGCGCCCGAACCCTTGAATAGCGCGATCCGCGCGCCACCCAGCTTGCAAGATGTAGTGGGCGCGGCGCTTCTGGTTCTTTGCCCCCTTGTCAGCGTGGAAATCCATGCCAGTGCCGCCAGCATCCGAAAAAATCAGAACCTTGCGCTTACCAGCCTGAAATTCCTGCGCCTCGGCCATTGTCTTGCTTTGGCTGCGGCGTTCTTTCACCTTCTTCCCGTCGCTCGTAACAATCCGCTGCGACCGCCCCGTAACCTCGGCCACGTTGTCGGCACCGAATTTTTCAATAATCATGTCCAGCGGGTTGCCGGGCAAGGTCATTGCCCCGAGTTTTCCGACCAATTCATCCCTGATTTTCACCGCCTTATTGTTGATGATGAAATTACCCTTGGAGTCTTGCGCCGGACGGGTTCTGACATTGCCGTTATCGTCAGTATATTCCTCATACTGGTGAACGGGGAAAGATGTTTCGAGATATTGCATCAGATCCTCTCTGGGAGTGATGTCAATATCCTCAAGCGTGTCGCCTTGTTCCATCTTCGCCAAGGCTTTTTTTGTTGCGGCCTCGTTGGTGTTCACGATCTGGATCACGGGCGACATGCCCGCTTTCAAATCCGACTCGATGTTTTTCAGTATCGTCGGCATTTGCATCGCGGTCAGGACTTGATTGAAAAATCTCTGATGCGCGCCCCAGAATTGAGCAAGAGCCGCCCCACGCTGCCGCCCGCCGCCCTTGGTATGATCGTTGACGACCTCCATCACATTTGACAGAACGCCCTGCCAACCTTGTGCCGCTGCATCATACATGCCACGCTGATCCTCAGTGAGCGTGTGTTCGACTTTGACATACTCAACACCGTCAAAACTGAGAGAGCGGGCCATGTAAACGCCAAGCTGCTTCATATCCCGCGCCACGACCTCCATTGCGGCAATCCCGCCCTTGTCGATCTGCGTCACGAAACTTTCGACGGTCGGGAATGGCGTACCTGTTCCCCAAAGCCCGAGGCGGGTTGCATACGCGAGGTTTGCAACCTCCGTTGCCGCTGTTGCCGAGGCATAGACCACGCGCGCATTTGGCAGGGCGTTTTGCAGGTCAATAACTGCAAGCGCCGTTGCTGACGGCTTCGTTGTGCCGCGCTTTCCTTTGACCGACAGAGCGTTACCCGCAAGGTGCGCCTCGTCAAAGGTGATCGTCCCGTCAAAATTCGGACCGGCCCACTCTATGATTTGCTCAATCCGTGATTTTTGTTCCGGTTTCGGGGATCGGCCAATGGTGGAATAAGTCGCAAACATTACGCCGTTGGTATCTTTCGGGATAACACCATCCGCCTTGACCTTGCCAAGATCGGCTATCGGCACGTTTTTCATGCCAACATTATCGAAATCCCGGCGCGCGCCTTTCAGCAATTTCTTGTCTTTGGAAATCAGGATATGCTTCTTGCGTCCATGCGCCCAATTGTCGGCAATAACACCTGCAATCTCGCGAGTTTTGCCGACACCGGTGCTGTCGCCTGTATAGAACCCCTTGCGAAACGGCACACCATTCGGCTCTGCTGGAAGCATTTCCGCGTGTGCCGCGCCCGCATAGAGAACCATCTGTAATTGCGCCTCGGACAACAATCCCTCGGTGATCATCTTCTTTGGCAGTTGCATGTCGTGGTTCGGCTTTGGCAGTTTAACCGAGGCCATTGCCGAGGACTCGACCAAAAGCATCGGGTGTTCTTTGGCGCCCTCGACCCTCACTGTTGGCTGGTATGTGGACAAACCACCGCCAGCATCATCAACTTTCGTTTCGTCTGCGGTCGTTATCCGAACAGTTGGCTTTCGGCCATCATTAGAAGTTGGTCCGCTACTTCCTGTGGCCCCCCGTTTTCCATTATCGGCAGTGGGTTTTCCTTTCCCATCAGATACTTTGCTGTCCGTTGCGGCCCCCGTTCCGCGTCCATCCGCAATATCAGATTTGCCATGTCCTCCTGATTTGCTTGCCTCGCCCCCCATATCATTAGACTTAGAAACGCTGACAGGCTTTCCGTCTCCGGCGCCCCCGCCATTTTCAACAGGCTTTCCGCTTTCATTTCCAACGGCAAGTTTTCCATTGCTCGCATCTGCGCGAGTTGCTGTTCTTGGCTCGTGTGCATTCCTAATTCCCTCCATCATGTCGATCAATTCAGGGATTGTTGAGGCTTCACCCGTGAACGTCACGCTGCCTTCGGCTGGTGCGACCTTGTCGATCACCAGCAAGCGGTTGTCGTGGGTCGTCCCATATTTCTTATATACCTGATCGCCTTTCACCACAACATTAGCGACAATCGTGGCATTACCTTCGAGAGACTTGAAGAACGGCGTGAGGCGGCTGTTCCCTCGCTGGAACGTGTGACCCATGATTGCAACAATCCGCCCGCCGGGCTTGAGTAGGTCAAGCGCTTGCTCGATGTGCTGAGCGCCCGTGGCTGATGTTTTCTTGGTGATCCGGCCAGCGCTGGCGGAAAAAGGCGGGTTCATCACGACAATATCGTAAGAGCGGGTTGGATCATTGGCCCAGATATTGCCAATTTGTTCGGCATTTTCCGTTGTCACACGATCAAATCCAAGCGCTTCCAGTGAGGGGACGCGGCGCGGGGCCAACTCGTTCACGTCAACCTTGGCTCCTGCGTTCTTGGCGAACACCGCGATCCCGCCATTGCCCGCGCTCGGCTCAAGGACGTGATCTCCTGACCTGACATTTGCAATCCAATTGACCGCATATCCGTAGGTGGGAGGGGTGCTGAACTGCTGGAATTGATCGGTTTCAATATCCCTGCGCGTCTGCGTCGGAAATTGGTCGATCATGTCTTGGAGGTGGCCCACAATCTTCTTGGCATATTCGGGATTGCCGATTGGCTCAAATTGGGCTTCCTCGATTGCAAGGTTTGCCGCCAATTCCAGCGCCTCATAGGCGTCTTTCGGGCTGAAAGCCCCCTCGGAAATCGTCCCGCCAAATTCCTCGGCGGCGAGTTTCATCAGGTCGATATTGGTTTTCGGGACGCCCTCGCCGGACATGATCATTTCGGCAAGGCGGTTGCCAAGTTTCACCGTAGGCTGATCGGCCGTCGCGGGTTCTGCGGTCTGGTTCCCAAATATACTTTCAGGTGAAAAGCCCAAAGGCACAGTAATGTGGGAAGATAGAACGTCATAATAGGTTCCATCCAGAACACTTTTAGGCGTTGATTTTATTGCCGTTGAGATGGTTTTACCGTCACCGTTCACCCACAGACGGGTAAACCCACCTTTGCCATTTTTTACATTGAATATAAACACAAGGTTTCCGAACCCGCGAGTGGCGGCGGCTTCTTTGATATTTCTGATACTGTATTTTTCAATCCCGCCAGCCAGTTTAGCTATTTTATGTGCGATATTTGCTTCTTGGGGCGATAGATCGCTTGCGGTCGTGTCTCCGGCTTTAACTTCTCCATATTTTGCATATAGCAGATGCACTGCGGATTGTGCCGCCCCGCCCGGCGTTGTCCCGTGCCCTCCTTCACGCTTGCCATTATCGTTGCGCTCGACAGCGGCAAAGAAACCTTTGGTGGTTTTCTTAATCTGGGTCAGCGTGTAACCGTCAGGCAATGCTTCCTCAGCTTTGGACCTATTGCTTTGAGGCTCAGCATTGGCGCCGGTTAATTTTGTGGGCGTCACCTTGCCTTCGCGCAGGGCTTTTACTCGTTCTGCCAACAGCGTAGGGGCGTCATGTGGCGAGGTTTCTTTGCCTCCACCGGAATTGGCGATGCTTCCTTCTCCGCTAGGCGCAGATGTGGCGGGCGCAGATTGCGATTGAACCTTATCTGTTGCCGCGCCGATTGGCCCTGCCGATGCTGATGCGTCTGAGGCAACCGATTGGGGGGCATGCGCCTTCCCGTCTTGCACCTTCTGCATGGTTTGAAGGATGCGCTTTTGCGTTGATGCGGTAATTTCCTCCCACCATTTCTTGGCAAACCTTGCGCGTAATGCCGGGTCGGATGAGGGGTTAGCCTGACCCGCCAACTCAACGCGCTGGGCCGTAGTCATTGAGTTCCAGCGATCCGTCGCGTCTTTCAGTGTCAATTTCGGTTGCTGGCGCGATTTGCCCGTTACATGAATAACCTGAAGTTTACCATTATCTTGCGCTGCCTTGAATGCCGCATCCGCCGAGGCCCCAGATTTACTCCGCCCTTTCACCATATTTTTCATGCGCCCAAACGTGGCAGTGTCGATCCCGTCCGTTGCGGTGCTTTTGAATGACCCAATGGGCTTTCCGCCATTCCCCAGCAACGTCCACGTCTTTGCGTCCATCGCATTACGGCGGACAGCACGAACCCCATCTGGAAGCGTGGCGTTTGCCTCCTTCTGAGAGAGAACCGCTGTTCCTTGTGTTGGGGGCGCCGGGACAACATCTTTCGGGGTATTCTGCGCTTCAGAGGTCGCAGGGTTCACCACCGGCTTGGCTGACGGGATAGGGGCGTCAATGTTTGCCTTGTCCCACCCTTTATACCATGCATTTGCGGCCACAGCATCCGTTGGGTCAATTTGCGATGGTAAGGCACGTTTATCACCTGCCTTATATGCTTGAGACCCAAGTTTAGCAGCGGCGACAGGATCGCCCTCTACAGATGGAGCAACAGGCTCGGCCTTGGGTTTCACTGGTGCAACATCGGGGGCAACAGGCTTCACCGGCGCCGCCTCGGGCGCGGGCGCAGGTGTGGGCGCAGACGTGTCCACCTGCTTTGCGACACGCGCGTCAAATTCGGCCTTCGGGATTACCTCGCCGGTTTTCTGATTCTCCATGAATGTGCGGCCGGTTTCCTTGCCACCAGATACACCGGGTAGTTCCGTCCATGCTTTGGCCTCAAACGGAGCCTTTGCCTTTGCCCCCGTGGCTAGCTTTGCCTCGGGCTTTGGCGCTTCCGGCACCACGGGTCCGGCGGCAGGTGCCTCGGGTTGTGGCGCCGTAGGCTGAGCGGGCGGCGTCTTGTTAGGCGCTGTATCAGACGCGGGCGTCTTGACCACACCACTTGCCTCACTCGGCGGGGCGATTGCCAAACTCGGGGCGGTAGGCGTCGGGGAGGGTGCCGCGCTTTCGGGCGCAGTATTCTTGACCGGCGGCTTGCGTATCTCAACGGAAAGGCCACCCTTTATTTTCGGGCCGCTCATAGCGGCTACGTCTGAGGATGAAGTTTTATTTTTGGCGCTGTCATAAGCCACGCCAACACCGCCAACAACACCACCAAGTAAGGCGCCAATTATTGCGTTCTCAGTGACCCCATCCTTCCATCCCCTTTTAGGATCGTATAATCCGCTTGCAATGAGATTGTTGGCAATTTGTTGCCCGCCTTCCTGCGTGAATTCCTCCAACCCACCACCGGCGACAGGAAGCATCTTTTGAAGAACCTTATTTGTAACCTTCTCTCGTATGCTTTTCGGTAATATTTTGAAGGCATGAAGAATTGGGAGTATTTCTGTCGCGCCAACAGGTATAGCCCACCTTGCCGCCTTCAATGCTGCCTTTTCACTCGCCCCTGCGGCTTTCGCCTCTTTATAGACTTGAGCCTCATTCAATCCGGCCCCAGATACACCACCTGCTATCATTGCCCCAGCCGGGCCACCAATGGCGCCACCAAGCGCACCAGCCGCAGCAAAACCAACCATACTGCCCGCGCCCTGCGCCATTTGCGACCAAAAACCAACATCACGAGGGTCCGGCTTTCCGAATATTTCGTTTGATTTGTTTCTAATCTTTGCGCCAAACTTAAACCCTTGGCGCTGATCCGCCGGTGTCACGCTGAAATTTGATTGATCCATCCATGTTTTTATCCCGACAATATCTTCATTCAACTTACGATGAAGATTGGCAGTTTCGTTAGGCGTAAGTTTCCGCCCACTTAACGGCGATATGCCGCTTTGCAGAGTTTTCTTGAATTTCGTTGCTGACCTTATGTTGTCAATAACATTTTGTGGGGCAGAGTCTTTGACCGAATTTTCAAGATTTGACGCTGCTATAGAAAGGTCTTCCGGCAAAGTTGCGACAGTATCCGTTAGGGCCGCAATGAATTGTTGACCTCGACGTTTGGAAAGGCTCGAGAAGCCCTCACCTCTGAACGGGTCTGGCGCTTGTTGAGCATTTGGCGCGGCAGGGATTTGCGGCAACGCCATGCCGGGCGTAAACGGCATGACGCCTTGTCCAGCGGCTACACGGTCCCGCAAACCAGCAACGCCACCTGCGTCAAGTATCGCATTTACCACATCAGGGGGCTGGATTTGCGGCAGCATTGGTGCGGGGGCTTGATCCGGCAAATTCGGAGCGGAAAGCGCAGCAGGTGCCGCTTGCGGCAACATGGCTTGCGGCGCTGGGGTTGGGGCGACTTGCCCCGGCGGGGTGGGGAAAGCAAGTTGTGCCATCTGGTCAGCAAAGCCCGTTGCCCCTGCTTGCGGACGCGGTTTTGGGCGCGGCGACGTGGCCGTTGGATCATATCCAATGCGGGAATAGAAATCAGCCCTGTCAAGTTGAGGGTAAAACTTGGCATGAAGTGCGTTTGCCAGATCCCCATCGCTTAAAGACTGATATTGCGGAAACTTCGCCCTAACGCCAGCGATTGTAATTTCGGCCATTGTTCATTCCTTATGCGGGGGGCAACCCCAAGATACCAAGTGGATCGTTCTGGTTCACAGGTGGCGCGACAGGCTGCTGCGGTGCCGGTGTCGGGGCCTTACTCCCGCCTGTAATGGCTGTTATCTCGTCTGCCACACTCATGTTGGGACCGCCCGAACCCGCCCTGCTTGACCTGCTGCGCGCGCTCTTGATGATGTCGAGCCGCGCTTGTTCTGTTGGTGAAATATTCACACCCCCATCGCTTCCGGGACTCATTGCCGCCTCAAGCATCCGCGCAATCAGCATATCGGTGTTGCTCGCGGGGCGCTGTTTGCGTGGCGCCGACCCCCTCTTGGGCGAGATAATCCCTTTCATCTTCGCCTGTGCCAATGCCTTCATGTATCCGGGCGCTTGAGGATCATTCAGGATGGCCATATAGGATTGAACCTGCGGGTTATTCGCGGCCCCGCCCAATATTGACGACGCCATTTCGCTTGCAGACTTCGCCCTGCCCGCATTGTAATTCTTGGTTGCACGGCCACCGATCACGGCCCCGGCGATAGGCGCGAGGAAATTTGCAATAGGCGAGTTTGACCCCTGCGCGCCGCGCATCCCTGCCTGAACGAGGTTCATCACCATGTCATAGCGGGCTTTGCTCCCTTGGTCGGGAAACATGCCTTGAAGCCCCTGCATAAACCCGCTTTGTTGCGGCATAGGGGGCGCGGCTGGTTGCGGCATTGCGCCAGCGCCCGGCCCTGCGCCTTGTCCAAACTTGCTCATTGAACCACTCCGCCTTTTTGCTTGTATTCAAGCATGTCGATCCGTTGCAGCGCATCTTGCAGGGCGCCGGTCAGAACACCGATAATATCGACCATGTTGATCGTGGAAGGCACACCAAGACCCGTTAAGGCATGGAAACTCTCGGCCATTGGCCCGACATGCTGTTCATCGGCAAACCCCGGCGGCGCTTCACCTTCCAGATATTTCCACGCGAACAACGGCATATTCTGGATAGCATGGGAAGCACGGCTGATATTCAACCCGCCTGTGATTGCTTTGACCGATACGCTGCACTTCATCAGCATCGCGCCACCAAGATTGCCGAGGGCGCTTGCCGTTGCCGCTCCGCTCCGCTGGTCGGAATTGTATTTTGCCATGTCAGCATTGAATTTTTGCCCGACAAGGCCGCTATAATTTACAGGCGACGCTGACCCGCTTGGAAGTGCGGCTGGCGGGTTATATCCTCCGCCCATTGCTGCCACCAACTCCGCTATTGCGTTTCGGCGTTGAGACGTGTCCAGCCCATATTGTCGGCTTTGCTCCTGCCCTGCCGCCGCTGTTGACCGCATTGTCAGATTCGCCAATGCGTCATTTACGGATTGCTGCTGCTGCCCATACGCCTTGTTGAAAGCGCCGCTCCCTACCGGAATACCTCGCGCTTGAAGGTTTGCCAACATGCGGTTGTTTTCGGCCTGAAACTGCGGTTTCATGCGCCCATATCCGGCATCAAAAATACCTTGCGCGACTTGCGAAAAATCTTGAGGCTTTGCGCGATCAGGAAGACCCGCGTTGATCGTGTCTTTGGTGAGATTTAGCGATGCGGGTTCGAGAAGTTGGCGCATTTGGCGCTGCACGGGGCTTTCGATATACGATTGCGCCGATTGCGACCCCTCGGGGGCGATCCCGCCAACAAACTTCCCATTTGCATCGGTATACCCCTGTCTGACACCGCCGCCGCTCGGGCTGTAAGTATCAAGGCGGTTAAATTGAGACTCAGCCGCCGCCGTTTTGTAAGGGTCGGGGGCTTTCGGTGCTGCTCCGCCTTTTCCCATTGTATTCTCCGATCCACTTGCAATTTTTTTTGAACATTTTGAGGACTATCAGAGAACTACCGTCTGCTGCGGCATATTTGACGATTGCCTCCGGCTCAAAACCGAGTTTTGTGGCCAGATTTAGGGATTTCAGATTGCTTGACGGGATTAAAACGCTGATTGCCTTGCAGTCCATTTGGACAAACGGGTAATGAAACAGCGAGAACAGCGTTCCCTTATTTGCCCATGAAGCGCGATCCACCGCAATCGACGCCTCAACGTGGACGCCATTGTATCTCTCATAGACAACCCCCGCAATAATATCCTTCCCCGAGACGACGCCAAGCGCCTTTGCCCCATCGCTGGCTGAAAACCCTTGGATGCGCGGCGTTACCCAATCTATCACGTCTTGGTCAAACCCGAACAGAACATTCCCGATCAGCCTTTTCAAACCAGCCCCGCCATAAGCTTTTCAAAACTGATGTTTTTACCCGTCACCTCAAATCTGACTTGGAAAACGCGGCCCAGCGCATTGATTGCAATTATGTCGTTCAGCGCTACGCCGGCGCCCGGCGCATCAGGCTTTATAGTGACCGTCTGTTGCGCCTCGGAAATATCGGTTGAGGTTTGATCGTGATCCGTCAGGACGGTGATTTTAACGGTCAATTCCCCGTCAGCGATGATTGTCGGGATGATGTAGGCGATCCCGTGAAATACCATGCGCCGATACCTCGGGAGGCGAACCCAAGCCGTGTTGAACGTGGCGGTAATATCGGCCCCGTTATCGCCGCCCCCTTGCGTCAGGCTGTAAAGGCGACCATCCGTGCCTGTGAAATCCATCCGTCCAAACGCATCGGTCCACCACTTGGCTGGATAATCTGTGGTTTCCCATGACCCGACATTGACGTTGAACACATATTGCTTAAATCCCGTTGCCGTTGGCACATTCAGGAAAACCTGAGCATCGTCAGGGCGCGCCACCATTTGCCAGCCGCGTTGCGATTTATAGGCCTGAATATCCGTCACAAGCAAATCGGCAATAGGTCTCACTGTTGGCGAGGTTATGGCCCGAACGCCATTTGCAAGCGCGTCCTTGATCGACACCAGCCCGCGAACGGTAAGCATCCAGAGGTCTGACCCGATATTTACAACCGCGAATTTAGAAACCGGCGCCGATGTTTGGAAGCGCCCCAACAGCCGCCAGTCATTCGCGTCACCGGGATCAAGCCCTTCATAAAGAACGACCATCCCCGTGCTGGTCACAATGACCAGAATATCATTCATCCCGTGCGCCGCGTTCACGGTCACTGACTTGATTAGCGCGATGTTGCCGTTGATATTGCCGAGCGCATCGAGGGGGAATTTTACAAGCTGCCCTGTGACTGCGCCGACTGCCCCATAATAAAAAGCCAATTCGCTGCTGTCCCAAGCATAGAGCCGGTCTTGGTGCGAGAATATCCCGTCAAATTCGCTTGAGGGCTTACCTGTGTCCGTGGTGATCGCCGCATCCACAATATTGGCCCCGTCACACCTTAATATCGGGTTGGCCCCATCAGCCATGATGATATTGCTGCTGATCGCTGTGTGACTGACATCATTGCCAAATGTCCCGAGGAAATTTATCGCGCCATAGGTGATCCGGTCGGAAAGCACATTGATGTAATCAGGCGTTGTTCCAAATTCAAACGGGATACGCTGCAACACGGAATCGGGTGAGCGCAACTCGTATCCATCACGCAGATCGAGGGAAAACCCGTTGCTTGTCCAGTTGTTCATCACCTCGGCAAACGATCTTATTTCCGAGTCTTTTGCATCGCTAAACAAGCCCCTGATCGGCAGAGGCCACGGGGTTTCAAGGGCACGATTTGGACCACCTCTTTCGGCCCTCGCTCTTTGGCTGCTCATCCTGCTCATATCAAAGCCTCGTCTTAATGAAGTGGTAAACGCCAATGGATGCGGGGCGATTATCAACAGGGGTTACGCCGCCCGAATTGCCAATTGTCACCCCCGTTTGCTCGGTTGAATTTGACCCTGACGCGGTTGCATTGTCAACGGTGACGCCAGTTGTTGACGATCCTGTTGACCCTGCAACGGCAATATCAACCGTGGCCCCTGCCGCGCCCGCTGCGCCCGCGTCCAGCCCTGTCGTGTGGGTGTGTCCCGGGTCTGTAACGGTGTGATTGTGGGCAATCCCATTAAATGCGTGGGTGTGGCCAGCATCGACAACAGGGTGCGCGTGGGACGGCATCTGCGACACACTAAGGGTGAAGTTGTTTGATCCACCAGTTGCCCCTACGCCAAGGGTTCCGGCGCCGGTCAGATATGTGTCGGAAAGGTCAGGCAAGTTAAAAGTGGTTGCTGTTTCGCCAAAAGTCCCGCCAATATCCGCATACAGATCGGCGTAATCGGCCTTTGATAGTGATTGCCCGCTTACCAACAACCACGCATCGCCGGGGGTGTTGTTTGACAGTTTCGATATGATCGTGCCGACTGGCGACATATAGGACTCAAGGTATCCAACAAGATCAAGAGCATCGGCCTTGTCATATGTCCTTGTCCGTCTACGAGGTTTTTTAAGGGATAGGAGTGCCCCGATAACAGACATCAGGACACCATCCAGTTTCCATCGCCAAGAGGTTCTATTTCGTTCTGAACACCGGACTCGCCAAAAACCAAAGTTCGTCCACGGCTTCCATCGTTGGCCAGAAACACATCTTTCTCGCGCTCGTATTCGTCAAACGCTTCGGCATATGGCATAGACAGGCCCTTGAGGAGGCGCCACGTCATTCCGAGACTGACGACATAATCATCATCAATCGCGCAAACGTCCGTATCGGCTGTAAATTCCTCGGCGCGCACCTGATAATCTGGAAAACTTGTGTCTTTCGGAGGGATGCGGCGCAATTTCCCCATCGCGGTTTCACCCCAAACAGCCGTTCCCCATGTCGCGGCTCCCCATTTTGATCCATCCGTTAGGGACACTACGTCAAGCGCACCATCCCCGATGTAGCCTTCCCTCGGGACGAGAGGTGCAACAGGCGCAAGACGTCCGTTTACGGGTTGCAGGTCAGCATCTGTTGCCGCGCGCGACACAGGATAGCGTGACAGGTATTCAATAATGACAATCTCGCTTGACGAGGGGGGCGGCTCAAAATGGATAAGATTGTTTTTAATGCGCCACCCCATTGGCACAGCGGTATAGGCCAGCCCTGAAATCCAGTTGCTCCACGTTTGCGGGCTGACAGGCCCAAGAATACCAAGAGGCCAGCGGTTGCGCTGCTCCGTGCCGGGGATCATCTTGTAAAAATCAGGCGGTAGGCGATAAGCATAGACGCCCGGCTGAGTGGCAAACACCCATTGAGATTGAAAACCTGATAGACCATTTCGCATTGCCGACCGCATAATATCGCGCAGCGTATCTTTTGCTGCCATGCGTAGGATGCGTGATGTTCGGTCATTCGTCCCGAAAATCGTTGTCGGCGTGTTCACCGTGACGCGATCACAAACTTCGACCGCCAGTTCCAGAATAGTTTTCGCCACGGTTCACTCCTTTTTAATCAGCCAGAGGATCTGAATCTATATCCCCAGACCCATCGGCCAGAGGGTTGGGTGTGTCGTCAATGTCTGGCCCTTCATTGCGCGCTGGCATCCCCATCATAACTTGGGGCGGCGTCGGTGACAGGTTTTGTGCGCCGGGCAACATTGATTCCATTGCCTGAATACGTGCCAAGAGTTGATCCACCTGTGCTTGCGCCGTGTCGCCCCTGCGTTTTTCTGCGGCCAGCGATGCTTCAAACGCGGCGCTTTTCTCGGCGTAATCCATGATCGGCGCGCCCTCAGCGGCTTTGGCTTGCCATTCCTCGGCGACCTTTCGCACATAGAGGCCTTCGATCCCGATGCGGTTGATAACGTCTTCGCCAACACCCAAGAGGTCTTCAATTGACCGCAAGCCGTTGATTTGCAAAATCTGGATTTGCGACATTGAAATGCCGGGGAGTTCCGATAGCGCCGTGCCGGAAAGCGGCATATCGCCATGTTTCGTGAAATACTCCCACTCTGCGGGGTAATGTTCCGCCGCCGATTCCTTTGAAATGTATGACGCCGAGGCCGTGTTCGGGTCGCCGACAGGCTGGCGCATGATTTTCAAGCGGCGCTCGATCTTGCCATTCTTTTCCATGTCGGCGGTATCGAGACGAACCATATCCCACTGGAAAGAGATATAAATTCCTTTGCCTTGCACATGCGAGAAAGCTGCGCCGAGGTCTTTATGTGTTTGCTGTGTTACGATCTGCCCTTGCATATTCATGCTCCGCTTCGGTGGTGATGTGAAAAGGGCGGATTTATCCCGCCCCTTTTTGTTTTATTCGTCCGGCTTAGTCTGTCAGACGACCGTGACGTGTGCGGTTGCCGGTGATGAAGTTGCCCATCCCCGCCAGAACCACAGTGTCGCTGTCCTCGGTCACAGGCCGACGCGGGCCTGAAAGAACAACATTGTTGCGCTTGCGGTGCATGATCATCTCGATCTCGGAAAGATCAATAAAATACATGCCGACAGGGGCAAAGCCGCCGTCACCGCCGTCAAACACAACAGGGATGCCTTCAAACAGGATATTTCGGAATCCCGCATCAGCGATCTTGCTGTCCATATACCGGCGCTGGTTCTGCAATGACTGCGACAACACGGAATAATAGGTGTTGTCGGAGATAATCAGGTCCGTTTTGTCGGTCCCGCGTTGCAGTTGCAGGGTAAGGTCAAGCATATCGGCAT